GTGAGCACGCGGCCTTCCACCTTTGCCGATGACCACTCGCATGGCCGCAGCCCGGTCAGCACGCCCGCCACGATCCAGTCGCGCAGCGCGGGCGCATGCATGCTCTTGCTGCGACCAATTTCCGTAAGCAGCGCGATGAGGTCGGAAGACGCCACGAGCTTCGCCCGGCGCGCGGACGTCCGCCTTGCGGGCTTGGGTCCGGATGGAGCTCCCAGGGCCCGGAGAGCCGAGATGGCGGCCGGTGCGTCTACGTCTGGGTGACCCTCTAGGACATGGCACGCGGCCGCGCGGTAGACGTGCCAAGTAGCCGTTCGCAGGCCGGGGCGGACCGATGCCAGCCAGTCGGCGAATGCCCGCGCCCCCGGTTCCGTGTTGCGGGTCTGAACGGCGCAGCGCGCTAAGAGCTGCTGGCCCCGGCGGGTGCGGGCGTCCAGGGTCCGGCCGATGATCACAGCGGCTGCGCAGAGATCGGGTTGGCCGACATGAACGCGATCAGCTTGTCGACGGTGTCGAGGGTCACGCTCTCGCCCCGGCGCAGGCGGCGGACCGCGTTACCGCTGTTGCAAGCCTTGTAGCCGAGCTGGCGCGGAGAGGTCCCGGTCGACTCGCACCACACGTCGATCCTGGTCAGCACTTCTTCTCTCACGGTCATGTCTGGACACCTCCTGGTGCTTCAGTTTACACGATGCCGATGCACACATACACCGCGATATGAGCACCGAGTCGCCCACTGTAGCCGTCCTGAAGCGGCTGATGGCCGACAGGAACTTGACGCCGCACGCGCTCTCGATGGCCGCCGGGCTCCGCCGCGACGCCGTCCGCAGCATCCTTGTCGGCAGGAGCAAGAGGCCTGGTGCCGACATCATCGAATCCCTGGCGCGAACGCTTGAGCTGCCGGTTGATGTGCTCCTCGGCCGCATGCCGGTGCCCGCGCCGCCCCTGTCGCCGATGGTGAATGTGGACGAATTTGACCTCGCCCCGGCGCCCGACGGCAAGCCTGAGCCCCGCGACGGCAGGCGACCCTTGGCGACTTGGCGCATACCGAGCGCGGCCACGGGCGGGAAGCTGGGCGATGTCATCCTGATCAGCCTAACGGGTTCGGACGACGACGGCGCGACGCACGGCACGCGTTTCCTTGTCGACGTGTCCGCCCGCGGCCGCCTGCTATCCCCCGTCGGGGAGAGCTGGCTGTGCTGGGATGGCGTCGGCCATGTCGTCGCCGAGCTCACACGCGGGGGTGCCGTCGGCGAGGCCACCTGGAGGCTAGGAAAGCGCGACGGTTACGCCGGACTCCTGCCGGTCGGTCGGGTCGTCGCCCGCTGGGTGCCGGGATGATGCGTCAGCTTTGTCAACGTAAGCCCATGTTTTCGTTAAATAAAGTTGTTGACGGTCCGGCGGATCGCCCTGACCCTTTTCCTTGTGCCCCGGCAATCCCGCTGGCGGCCGGTTGGGAGGAGGGCGGACATGACGACGGGTTGGCCGCTCCTCTTGGACGACCGGTTGACCGCGCAGATGCTGACGGTCACGAAGCCCACCCTGCGGCGGCTCGTGAGGAACGGGCACGTGCCCGCGCCCCGTTCGGTCGGCGGTCTGGAACGCTGGCATCGCGACGAGCTCGAAGGGCATCTGCGGCGGACGTGGGACCTCGACGCGGCGGAACGGGTCGCAGAGAAGCATGCCGAGGCTGCCAAGGCGGCTCTGGACAACTGGACGAGCCCCGGGAGGCGCCGCGATGCCGCGGGTAAAGGCCGCCGCGCCGGTTGACCGCAGGGAATGGGTTCACGCGGTCAGTGCCTCGGGCGGCAAGGTCTACCTTTACTACCGGCGCGAAGGTCAACGAAAGCCGCTGCCGGGTCCCGAGGGGTCGGCAGCGTTCCTCCGTGCTTACGACGAGATCCACGCGGGCTTTGAGGGCAAGGCCGTTCGCTGGGAGAAACACACGGTCGACGCCGCGATCGCCGCTTACAAGGAGCAGGCGGAATACAAGTCGCTGAAGGCCGCGTCGAAGCGAAACTACAACTTGTACCTGACGGAGATTTCCCGGGCTTTCGGCAGCGTGTCGCTCCTTGATATCGACCGCGCTTGGGTGAACGGTTTGCGCAACCGGCTCGCCGAAGACCCGCACCGCTGGAACAAGTATCGGTCGCGGATGATTGCGGCGTGGGAAGAATACCTCAACGCCAACCCAGACTTCACCGCACCGAACCCTTGGATCTCGAGCAAGCCGCTGAAGGTCGGGAAAAGCACGCAGAACCGCCCGTGGCCAGCCGAAGTGCTCGTCCAGGTCCTACGGGAGGCGACTCCCGAGTTCCGAGCGCTCGTCACCGCCTGCCTGCTTACGGCGCAACGCATCTCCGACGTCGTCAGGCTCTCGGAGGACGCATACGAGCCTGCGACCAGGAAATGGCGTTTCACGCAGGGCAAGACCGGTAGGCCCATGACGCTCCGGATCGGCCCCCTGCTCGCCGACGCGTTCGAGGCAATGCGCGGTCGGGTGCCCGGCAGGCTGCTGTGCACCCCGCGCGGCGTGGCATGGACGAAGCTGAACGCGGAAGAGACGCTGCTCACGCTCAGGGCCAACCTCGGCATCGAACGGTATACGCTGCATGGCCTACGTTCGACCGGCCCGTCCGCGGCACGCCAGCGCGGCGCAAGCCTGCAAATCCTCATGGCATTGACGGGGCACACGACCGAAAAGAACTTGCGGATTTACCTGCGGGAAATCGACGACGAGCCGCTGGCGGAGGAGGCGGGCCAGATGGTGGAGGACATCTTCACTCCGGTCCTGGAGGAAGCGATGGCGGGCGCCAACCGCCGGAGTTACAGCGGCACGACTGGAAAGGCATCGGCGAAGGCGAGGCTTCGACAATCGGCCGGTGGCACCGAGTAAAAACCGTGTAAAAAGTAAAAAGGCGGCCCGAAGACCGCCCAAAAACCCAACGAAATCAATGGCGTCCCGTACGGGATTCGAACCCGTGTTACCAACGTGGATAGTAAGAAGGCAATGAAATCAATGGTTATCGTGTAAAAACCGGAGGACGTTTTCCGCAGAAAGCTTGGCATGCCGACGGCAAGCCGGGTTCGCCGTGTAAAAGCGGTTTCTGTTTCTGTTCGCCATTAGCGCACCTTCCGGGCTTTCTTCCTGGCCAGGTATCCGGCCGCCGCGGCGAGCCCGAACGGAGTGCAGCCGAGGGCTGGGAGCGGCGCCGGGTGAACGCCCACTGCGTGTGCGGCTGCCGTGGCTGCAAGGGTCAGCATGGCGGCGCAGGCGAGCTTGGTCATCATCGGCGGATCTCCTGGCGGGCGCTGTCGCCGCATGGATCGAGGCTACCACGGCGAGCCTCTTGGTCTGTGCCAGTGCGCCACCCTAGCCGGTTTCAACAGACGATGCTCTGGTGCATCTACTCGGTGCCCATGAACCTATTGTTTCCGTACTCGTGCTTACGAAAATGCTTGCCTTGCACCGTGGGGTGATCAACGCTTGTGCATGCCCAGCCGAGTGGAGGCGACGATGATGGATTACCAGGACCCCGAGGAAGCAGTCGCCGACCGGGAGCGTGAGCGCTACGGCGAGTGGGTATGCGCGATGGACGACGCTATCCTCGACGCGTTCACGCGCGTGGGGGAGACGTCTCTGCCGTCCGAGGCGGCCCGCGAACTCATCCTCGCCGCCCTGCGGCAGCTGGCCGAGGCCGGGGACGCGGGCTTCGCGCTGGTGGACGCCTACTTCGGGCATCACCTCGCAACGTATCAGGAGCTCTCCGTGCCCGAGGCCGCAGTTGGTAAAGCATATGTGAGGCGCTACCGCGACCGCCTCGACCCCGCTCTAGTGAGGGGCGCGCTCGAGGAACCTTCGTGGCAGCGCGCGCCGGTCGGCAACGGTGACGGGTTCAGGGTTCCGCTGGTGCGGGGCGCGCGCGAGATGAAGGCGATGCAGGACCGCATCATCGGGGAGGTCGTCGAGCTGCCCTCCCCCGCTCCCGATGCCGTCCAGGCGGAGCCCGAGCTGGACGCGGCGCAGCTTTCCTCCGTCGCCGGGCCCGTCAAGAAGCCTGCCGCCAAGAAGCCCATCAAGGTCAGCTGGGGCGACCTCGGGTGGACGGCGAAGACGCACAATGCCGCGCAACAAGACATCGTCGTGGATGCTGGCATGTCGTACGACCCGGAATGGAGGCGCTATGTCGGCGACGTGGAGTCCGCCGGTCGGCTGCGGGAATGCATCGCCAGCCCGGCCGATATCCAGCGGCTGGATACGGAGCTGGAAGCGCTTCGCAAGCCGCAGGTGCCCGAGGCGCCCGTGTTCAATCAAGCCGTTCCAGATTACCGCTATTCCTTCAACAACACCTTACCGGCGCTGGACTTCGTGGCGGACCTGCCTTCCGTCGTCGCGGATAGCCCGAAGCGCAGGCGCGGCCGTCCGACGAACGCCGAGCTCGGCCGGGCTCCCGCACTCTCGCAAGTGGAACGCAACCGGCGCTACCGGGCGAGGAAACAGGCGGGGGCCGCGGCCACCATGCCTCGCGACATCGCGGACCGGCTGGCAGCTGCACGCGGCGCCCCACTGATGACGAGCGGCGCGCTGCTGGCTGAGGCCCTGGACGCGTTGGGGGCTTAGGCCTCCGTTCACTTCTTGTTCTCTTTCTGCGAGCATGTATGCTGCCACGGGCATGGGCCACAATCAGTCGATCCGTAAGCGAACATCGGCTGTGATGGAGGCGCCCCTGGCTAGCTGGAGCGGCTGGCAGCTAGCGGTGGAGTGTGGAACGGACGGGTGTCCTCGCGGCCGCGCATACGATGTCCGCCAGCTCGCCCGGCTGTGCCGCGGCGTGACAGTGGGCAGGGCGATCAGGAAGATGCGGTGCCAAGGATGCGGCAAGCCGCCGGTCAGCGCGGTCCTGCAGCCGGGCCCGGGGATACGGAGGGCCGAAGGGGTGGCCCTGGTGGGACCCGGGTCGTATTGACGAATCGGGTGGTCGAATGCGCGCAGTGCCCCCCATTGGGGCGGGAAGGATAGACATGAGCCGGATGAAGGCCCTTCGGGCGAGCACCGCCGAGACCGATGCCGCCGCCGACCTGCGGGCCACCCTGGTCGGCAAGAGGTTCAAGACTATCCTTGCCGATCCTCCGTGGCAGTTCCAAAACCGCACCGGAAAGGTGGCGCCCGAGCATCGACGGCTGGCACGCTACCCGACGCTCACCCTGGACCAGATCTGCGCCCTTCCCGTCGCGGAGCTCGCGGCTGATCCGGCGCACCTGTATCTGTGGTGCCCGAACGCTCTTCTGCCTGAAGGGCTGAAGGTTCTTTCGGCCTGGGGGTTCGAATACAAGTCGAACATCGTCTGGCACAAACTTCGGAAAGACGGCGGCTCGGATGGTCGTGGCGTAGGCTTCTATTTTCGGAATGTTACAGAGATGTTGTTGCTTGGGGTGCGCGGCAAGAAGGCTCGCACTCTGGCGCCCGCACGCTCCCAGGTAAACTACATCGGCACCCGCAAGCGCGAGCACTCCAGGAAGCCCGACGAACAGTATCCGATCATCGAATCCTGCAGCCCGGGTCCCAGGCTGGAGCTGTTCGCGCGCGGTCCCCGCAAGGGGTGGACGGTGTGGGGCAACCAGTCCGAGGACTACGAGCCGTCCTGGCCAACTTACTCCCACAACTCGGCCACAGAAGGCCTGCCAGTCCTAGGGGCCGATTAGGGACCTGGATCCGGCGCACACGCCCGAGTACCTTCACGGCATGTTCGATTCGCTGCGCGCGCACCACTATCAGGTCCAGTGCGTTTCCCACGCCGAGGCCATCCTGTCCGTGGACTTCCCTACCGCCGCGCGGGAACTGGAGAGCGCCATCATCGGGGGCTCCATCCCGATCGAGGAAATCATTGCACCGGGCGGCGGGGAAACGGAGGGCACTCAGCGGCTCAGAAGGGCGCTGACCGAGCTTGGCTGGCGCAAGAGCATCTTTACGGTCCAGCGCATCATCAACGGCGTGCCCAAGGAGAGCACGTCGCACGAGATAGACCACGTGAAGGAATTCCCGGAAGGCGGGACGATCGCCCTGGAGATAGAGTGGAACAACAAGGATCCATTCTTCGACAGGGACCTAGAGAACTTCAAGAGGCTTCACGCCGACGGGGCCATCTCCGCGGGCGTGATCGTGACCAGGGGCCGAGCACTGCAGGAGAACATGCCGAGCATGGTCATGCGGTTCTGCGTCGAGCGAAACATCAATGGCTTCGACGACCTGGTGCGCTGGAAGTACGTTCCGACGCCCAAGCAAAAGCTGGCCATCGAGAAGCAGATGAACCGTGCAAGGAACCCGCTATCGTTCCGCGATGCGTTCGTTTCCAACTTCGTCAGCAACAAGTTCTCCGAGGCGAGCACCCATTGGGCGAAGCTGGAAGCACGAATCAGGAGGGGTGTCGGCAACCCATGCCCGCTAGTCTTCATCGGTATCCCGGACAGCGTGGTCACCTTTCACGAGGGCGTGGACGCGTTGCGTGAGATAGAGGCGGCCCAAGCCGAGGCGGACGAGGCAGAAGTTCCGACCTAGATCCGGCAGCGGTCCGCCTCGGCCTGGAGTGCCTTGAATTGCTTCAGGACCTCCACGGCCGCGCCGGTCACCCTGTCGTCATGTGCCTCGGCGGCGGCGCGGGCGGCCTTTGCGTCGGCGACGGCGTGCCGGTCACTGTCCGCCTGTGCCCGCACCCCGGAGATCAGGACGTTGTCGCGGTAGCCCTGGGCGACCAGGAGGCCGAGCCCCAGCAACGTGGCCGCCAAGGCGGACCGGCGGCTCACGGCTTCACCTGGGCGGGCTTGGTTACCACGGAGAGCAGGTTGTCGTGGGATACCTTGCACACCTTGAGGGCGGCGTCCTGCTTCAGGTCCAGCGCGAGCAGACGCGGGCCTAGGTCACGCCAGTCTCCGTCGTTTCCAGGGTCCAGGGTCGGGCGCGCCGGAAGCTCGAACAGTTCGGCCTCGGCCTGGCTCACCGGAGGCGGCGGGGGCTGGGAGACGATCGTCAGGGGCGCAGGCGACCGGCTAGCGCAGCTGGCCGAGGAGAGCGCGAGCAGCAGGGGCAGGAGTGCACGTGGTCGGATGGGGCGCGGCATAGAGTGCCTCCAGGGATTTGTTCAGGGTGGCGGTGGTGGCCTCGGCGGCCTTGGACGCTGCGGTGGCTGCGGCCACGACGGCGTCATGCTGCTTCTGGGCGGCGATGAGCGCGGCGGCGTTCGAGTTGGCGGCGGCAATTGCGGTGTCGCGCTGCGCCGTCAGGGTCGCCACCGCGGCATGGTCGGCCTGCGCCTGGGCCACGTAGGCGTGCACGCGCCATGCGACGACGGCGAGGACGATGGCCACCGCTATGCCCGCGTAGAACTTCCAGCCGAACCCCTTGGCGGCACCCTCGGCAGCACCGACCACAGCGCCAACTGGCCCGCCGGTGACGACGCCTTCGACGGTGCCGACGACGACGTTTTCAGCTTCACCGATCAGGCTCATGGCGTTGCTCCCGGCGTTGCGGTAACGGTGGTTGTTGTTGCGACCTGGACCGTGGGTGCGTCGTCGGCGCCGTCCGCGTGGATTCCGATGCCGTCCGCCCCGGCCTTGAGGTCCAGGTGACGGACGCCGCGCTCGATGCCGAACACCGCGAACGACACCAGGGCCATCTCGCCCGCGACGAGGGCACAGGCCTCCGGGTGGGCACGGGCCACGATCAGGGCCACCGTCCACGCGCCTGCTGTCGTGACCACGGCGCAGAGCCCGGATAGGGAAATCCTGGGCATCACAGCGTCGCCAGGGCAGCCGTCAGCCGCGCGTCGTTGCGGTTGGTCCAGCCGTGCCCGAAATACTGGAAGTCGCGCAGCCCCCTGTAGAAGGTCTCGTGCTCGACGTTGAGCTTGCGAATCAGGGCCTCGCGGTCGAACGCCTGCGCCGCGGCAAGCGTGTGGGGGCCGAGTTGCCCGTCGACGGTGACGCCGAGAACCTCTTGCAGCTTGCGGGCTGACGTTCCGGCACCAGAACCGTAGCCGAAATCGTAAACCAGCAAGTCCACGCCTGCAGGCAGATGGTCGCCTTGGAGGGCGTTCCAGTATTCCGCTCGGATGAGTTCGGCGAGCTGGTCCTTGGTGGCCGCTCGGAGGTCCTCAACGGTTGTGCTCGGTTCGCCGTGCTTGGCGCGCCAAGCCGCGTAGGTCGCCAGCGTCACCCCCCAGGCCGTTGCGCCCCCGGCATCGTGCGGCGTGGTGTGCAGGGGCTGGCCGTCGAACTGTGGAAGCCAGGTGAACGCCAGGCACGCCTCGAACCGGCCGGGCGCGGGAGCTGCGGGTGCTGCCGAGAACCAGCTTCCGGTTCCAGAACGTGCGTGCTGCGCGACGTTCAGGGCCGCTTCGATTTCGCCGAGGATATCCATGATCGCGGGCTCCGGGCCATGCCATCGGCCCGCTTCCATCGTGACCCCTGGGGTCTCCGATCCAGGCGTCGGCTAAGAGCCCGTGCGGCCCCGGTTGTGCGAAGCCTGGAGCTCCAGCTTCGTTTCGATCTTCACGAGCCGCTCGCGGATTTCGCCCCTCATTTCGGAGAACTGCCTCATCAAATCGTCGCCTTGGCGCGCGATGCGAGCCTCAAGCCGGGTGACGGTGGTCTCCAGCTTTCCGATGCGCGTGGCCTGGTCCTTGAAACGCGTCCAGGCGCTCGAGGCGTGCCACACGAGCAACACGCCGTTGACGATGACAGCCAGCACAAGCCCGATGGCCTCGTGCGGAATCTCGGGGATATCGGCCATTTGTGGTAATCCCCGATTATGCGGTGGTTTGGTCGTTGATGAGGCCTAATGACGCAACAGCCGTCAGGAAGCTGGCCAGCGTAGCGTTGCCTTCACGACTGCCGGTGACCACCGGGCGCGTTGCGGGTGCCGCGATGCCGTAGGAACCAAACGTCTGAGCCTGGAGCGTGGAAATCGTGGTCTGCCCGTTGGCGTTGTCGATGTATAGGGGCGTATCGACTTTCGCGCCGCCCACGTAACGGTCCACGAAGAAATCTCCGCCCGCGTTCATCCCGTTCGCCCATTGCAGGACGCCCGCGCGCTTCAGGGCCTTGTAAGCGCCGTAGTTGGCCATCGCGTCGAGGTTGACCGCGGCGTCTGCGGCGAGCGCTGGCACGACGTTCAGTCCGCCGAAGGTCATAGCGCCGAAGCCGCTGTCCATGATTTTGACGTTCTGAGCGCAGGCTCCCTGGATGTCCGGCACGCCGCTAAGGTTCGGCTTGCTCAGCACGAAGTCGCCCGCGGCTTGGTTCATGACCGCAAGGTGCTGCGACCACACGAACTGTCCGCCGAAGAAGTTGTTGTCGTGCGCGTCCACGTCGTCCGACTGGAAGATTACGCCGACGGCCTCGATGTCCACGCCGAAGAAGTTGTTGCCGAAGTTGTAGCTGCCATCGAAGTGGACACCGATGGCAGCGTTCCCGGCGGACCCGAAGAAGTCGCAGGACTGCGCACGCCCAAGCAGTAATGCCGCACCGGACGCCTGGCCAGAGCAGTTCGCGACGATGTCCACGTAGCCGTCGATTACCTGGCCGAAGCCAACTGCCGCACCCGCCACGGGAGCCGTGTTGTTTACGTTCATCCTGACGAAGGCCGGGGTGTTGAACGCGTCGGAGTAGTCGGACTTGCCCACCTGGAACACCGTGCCGGTCGTCGCGCCGGTGATGCCGATGTCGCACATCGTGACGTAGAAGTCCGCGCCGCCCGAGTTGAACAGGCCCCATTGCGGCGAGGCCGTGCACGCGCTGACGTCGACGATGGTGAGCTGGCGGCCCGAGCCGATCAGGGTGAGACCGCACTTCTCGGCGGCAACGACGTCGGTCGCGAGCGCCGCGCCGGAGACCTTGAAGCGCGCAGCCGGTAGCCTGCCAGGGGTCTTCTTGGTGATGCAGTCGTTCAGGAAGGCGGTGAAGTTCGCGGTGTCGTCCGTAACGCCGTCGCCGACGCACCCGTAGTCCACAATCGGGTCGAACCAGGCCATTTTCCTGAGCGACGGCGTGCCCAGGAACAACTTGCTGAGTGCCGCGAGAAGCTGGGTGTTGTCCGTTTTGCTTAGGACGATGCCGCTGGTCTCGATGACATGGGCGATTTCCTCCTGGACTGCATTCCAGGAATCCGGGTCGATTGTCGTCGCCGGGACCACGCCCGGGATGCCGCCGGTAGCGAAGCCTGGGGTGCCGACTACTGGACCGGCGACCGGCAGGACGGTGGCTTGCGTTCCGTTGGAGATTCTCTGCACGGCTGGGGACCCTCGCGGCGGGCGGATTACCACTCCGAGGCTACCAGCCGACGTCTCCGATCCAGGCCGTCAGCCCATGTTCCTGGGGTCGGGCACGGACGGGCTCCAGTCCCAAATTTCCTTGCCGACCGAGCCGGGTGTGAGCGACCAGGTGCAATGGTCACGGTCCTGCCGGAATACGGTTTTCCCGATCCACGTCAGGACCGCGCACGCGTAGAAAGCCCAACGCTGCCCGGCCTCCCGGCACCTCGCGCAGCGCTGGCTGACGGTCTCGTTGGGGCTGCCGAGCAGGGGGAACGTGTTCAGCGCCTTGTCGGCGATCAAGGCCATGTTTAGGCCGAATTGCTTGGCGAAGGCGCACGGGGTGCAGGGCATGGTGACCTCCTCAGGCGGCGGCCGGTGGCTGGTTTGCCAAGACCTGCGCTTGCCTAGCGGCGGTGAGCAGACCTGCGGCGACCAGCGCAGCCAGACCGGCGACGGTCTGCGGGTCCGACAGCACGATGTAGGTGGCGCCCATGGCTTTCGAGAACCAAAGGAAGACCGCGGCATTGGCCAGGGCCGCCTGCGCGATCGCCTGCTGCTCGGCCGGGGTGAACAGCGCAACAAACTGCAGCGGCGTTAGCTGCACGGGAATCAGCGCTGCAACCGGCTGAGCCGCCGCGAGCCGGGCGATGACGGCGGCCGCCGTGGTGTCGCTCGCGGGCTTGCACCCGGACGCCAAGAAAGCGACGTATTCCGGATCGGTCAGCGGCACCCAGGCGGACCTGTCGGTCGCATAGACCTGTGCGGGGGTGTCCGCGGCGAGATAGAACCAGCCTGCCATTTTTGTAATCCTCGTTAGCCCAGGGACCAGCCTTCAAGCGCCACGACGATTGGGGTCGCGTCATCGCCCGGATTCGCGATGTTTATTGCGCCGGTGCCGCCGATTACGGAGATTCCAACGTGCGTCGGGTTCGCGACGTAGTCCGTGTTCGGGGACGCCGACAGCGCGCCGATCGGCGTGTAAAGCCTGCCGTCGCCTGAATACGAGAACGCCGATAGCCCAGCACCCTGCGCAAAGGCGAAGCCGAGCCCGAAAAGAGAGGTGTCCGGCAGCGCGGACAGGCATGTATTGCCGGAGCTTACAAAGCTAAACGGGTCACTCCAGTTCGCAAATTCGAGCACGTCGTTCTCGTACCCGCCGTAGAGCCTGCGCCGCACTGAATAGATGCAATTCTTCCCGGTGGTCGCATCCCAGAGCGCCAGCCCGATCATCGCGTACTGCGGCCAGTACGAGACCGGGCGAATCACGGCCTTGGCGGTCCAGGAGTTCGCCGCGGGGACTGGAACGCCAACGAACGATACGCCGATTCCGGACGTCGACCATGGCGACGAGAAATACAGCGGGCTCGTGGGCCCGGCGTCAGTAACGGACACCTGCGCTGGCGTCGCGGTCTCAACGATGTATCCCGCAAATCCGGCGCGGCTCAGGGGCGTGGGAATGCTGGCCGCCAATGCCGCGAAATTGCCGTTCAGGTCGGCCGCGTCGAGTGTCTGTCCGTCCGTCCACGTAACGAGTGCCATGTCGCCTCCTCAGCCGAGCGTGCTCGTGCCCAGGACGAGGGAGCCGAGAACTCCCGCGCTGGTCGAGTAATCGAAGAGGACTACGGTGTGCGCCGGTGCCGCTTCCCTCACCTGGCATTCAAGCACGGGCAGGTTCCATTCGCGGTAGGGGTCGCCGAACCGGCTGCTTGCGAATTGCGCCGAAGTGATGGCCCCCACGGGCGCGTTGATCTGCCAAACGTGGGCCCACTGGCCGGTCAGAAACGGGGTGCCGAACGTGGCCCTGCCGAAGCGCGCGGGAGCGAACTGCGCAATCGTAACCGGGTAACCCAAATTCGCGGCAAGCGTTACAAAATATGCGACAGACTGCCCTCCGCGGCCGCATAGCTTGGCGACGACGGCGGCTTGCCGCTGCGGAATTGTCGCATACTGCCCGGCGCATGGGTCCGGCAGGCCGAGCGAGGATTCCCATTCCGGTAGCAAATTGACGGTCGTTGCAGGGTAAGCGTCTCCGACCAGGGCGCAGGCGGCAGCATCTGTGCGCGCGTAGACCGGCACGAGCCCGGTGAGTGTCTTCGACAGAATGCTGGTGGCTTCACGGGGCCATACGCGCCCGCGCGGGAGCAGCGCTTTCATCGCGGAGAGGTAGTCGGACACCCCCCACGGGGTCGGCATGGCCATGGCCTAGGCCGCCCCGTAGTTGATGGTCCCAACCGTCATTAGCTGGCCGACCGGCGCGAAAATCGGCTGCGTTGGGTAAGCCAGGGTGAACGCGCTGATGCCGGGGACCGATGCGATGGCGGCCTCGATTTGCGACGGCAGGACCACCGCGCCGAGTGGCGTCGCCAGCCGCACGAACATGTCTGCCAGAGCCTGCTCAACGAGCGCGGCGCCTCCGCTGGGAATGCTGACGTTGTTGATCACGAAGGCCTGCGGGGCGGGCGCTGGCGGGCACGAGTAAACCAGGGCGGTGACCGGCTGGAGCGGGAAGATGGCGTTGGCCACAGTCAGCAGGTCGCCGGTCGCCGCAACGTCGCGGTCCTCGGCCGTGGCGCAGCCCGCAGTGCCCACCGGGAAGCCGCCAGTCGCGTTGCCGTCGAGCATCACGTAGACCTGGACGGTGCCGGGCCCGAGGCCGTGAGGCAAACACCACGCTCGGGTGACGCCTGGGACCGCCAGAGCCCACTCGACGTAGTCGCTTTGATCGCCGCCGTGGGGCGGTGCCGCGTATTCGGCGAGGTAGCGGGCCTTCAAGCTGTCGTCGGTCTCGACGTCGGCGCCCTCGGCCAGGATTGCCGTCACCGTGCCCACGCTGCCGATGCCGACGATCGCCGTGCCCAGGCGGACCTGCGTTCCGACGTCCGCGTTCCCGGCCGAGCCCGCGACGGTGGCCTGTACGGGCACGGTCACCGTGGTGCCGTTCCAGGTCCCGGCCGCCGTCGCGACGTAGCCGAAGCCGCTGTTCAGGCTGGCCGGGGTGCCGGTCTGGAGCGGCGTGCCGGTGGCGCCCGCGAAGGAAAGCTGGAGCTGCGCGAAGGTGGCGGGTTTGCGGGTGACGTTGACCAGCGCGCCCCATGATTCGGCGTATTCGTCGGTGGCCGTGAATGGCGTAGCCTGCTTCGCGACCCAATCGAGGTATCCGAAGAACAAGTTCGCCAGCCCGGCCTGGACGGTGCCGAGGACGCGGAGCACGGCTCGCCGGAGGAGGGAATCAGCCTGCGGGAGGTCGGAGGAGGCGATGTCCGCGAGGACCTGGCTCCGCAACTGCGTCAGCGTCGGTCTTGCGAAGGGCACGGCTCACACTCCGGTTCCGGCCCATGCCCAGGAGAACCTGAACGGCGCGGTCTTCGACCCGTCAGGCTTCACGCCGATGATGCTGATGGCGAGCCTGCTGCCATTCTGGATCGCCGCGTCGATGATCCAGCTCGCGACGACGCCGTCCGTGATGAGCCAGTCGAGCGCGTCCGCCACCATCTGCTTGGCCTGCGGCACGAGCTTCGTCGTGACCTTCGCCCGCTCCAGCTGCCAGAGGTCCGAGCCGATCAGGCCGTCGCCCGGGTCGCCAAAGGAATCACCCCACCAGCCCCTGCGGTCTGTCGTGCCGTCGGTCAGCCTGAAGTCGGGTGTCGCCAATCTGTCCGTGAACAGGGAGACCAGGATGGCGCTCTCGAGGTCGTCGCCCTGCTCGAGCTGCCCGTTCTCGTAGCTCCAGTCGCCGAAGGAGCCCGACCACACGATCCTGATGTCGCTCATTATTCAGGCTCCTTCGCCGATGGCGGCTGCGTCGAGCCCTGGCCGGTCTGAACGCCAGGATGCACGTGAGCATCATACGCCTGTCGGCTCGCGAGCATGGTCTGCCCGGTGCCGTCGTCGCAGTGGTCCACGATGTCGCCGGTCACCTGCAGGAGCGGCGTCACCATCCGGACTTTGGGCGTGTTCTGGATCGTGATCGGGTTCGTTCCGCCGCCGTCAATGACGATGCCGTTCCGGGTGAGGTGAATGACGCAGCCCTGGTCGTCGTGCAGCGCAACCTCGCCCTCGGCGACCTGGAAGTGGTAGCGCTGGTCAGCCGTGCCGAGGCAGAAGCCCTTCGAGCGGTCTCCGGACAGGAACAGCACCACCGCGTCGGCGCCAGGGTGCGGCCGCGAGGCCAGCCCCCAGTGTCCAAGGCTCGCCAGGTTGTCGATCGTCTCCAGCGGGCTGATGGCGGCCTGGAGCGTCTGCACGTTCCCGGATTCCGTCGTGGTGCCCACCTTCGCCGCCGATACGAGCGAGTGCACCCGGCGCATGATTTTTTCCCAGCTCACGTGCTGCCTCCCGGCGCGGACGCCTTGAATACCTTGGCGTCGTAGGCGTAGATGATTTCGGGCTCCGGCTTGAAAGCGTCAGCGGGCATCAGCAACAACGTGCAGGTGGTGCCGTTTTCCGCGTCCCTGGAATACGTGACCTCGCTCACCACCCATGACACGCTGACCAGCTTCAGGACCGGAAAATTCAGGTTCACGAGCGTGTTCGGCGTCCACAGTGCACCGGATGAATCCCGCCAGCTGTCGGTGACGACGCGCAGGACCTGCGACCGGCCGTAACGGCGTGCGACTTCCCAGTCCGCGCGAGCCTTGGCGATGTCGATGCCGTTACCCATCTGCTCGCTGATGACGACCTTCTGGCGCACCTTGCGGACGGGGTGGTCAAACGCTTCGTCCTTGGTGTTCGCGAAGCTGATTGTCGTGTTACCGCTCGACGCCGCGGTATCAGCGAAGCCGTCCGCCGAAGCGGTCAACGCGATGATGTGGTTGAACCGCTGGTCCATGGCGTAGCTGATGCTGGCCGACTGCGCGTTGACGCCCTGCTCTAGACCGCCGCCCGCCTTGGTCGCACCGACGTCCGCGATGATCAGGCTGCCGTCGGTGTCGTCGTATGTCAGGACGTTGGAATACCGTGCGCAGCGCTCGATGATTTCCCAGGCTGACTCCGATAGGGTGACGTTGAATTGCGTGATTTTCGGCAAGTTCTGCTTCGAGAGCAGCTTCACGCCGATGCCGTATTGTGCCGAGAGCTTTGTCGCGAGGTCGGCCACCGACGTGCTGGAAATCTGGCTGGTGGACCACAGCGCCGAGCAGTCCACGAGGTCCTGGGTCTTCGCCCTTCCGCTGATGCCGACGGTGTGCTCCGACGCCGAAATGGACGCTTCGTAGCGGTCGATATAGCCGGTCAACACGGGGTCGGAGCCGATGGACAGGACGACGGGGTTACCGGGCTGGATATCGATGTCCTGCGGCTCGGTCGGAAACTTCTCCGTAACCGCAACTTCGAAGTCACTCGGGCACAGCTCGACGCCGCGGGTGGCACGGACGGACGTCCACCCCTCCCACTTGCGGCCATTCACCGTGAGTGTGAAATCGTCCGACATCACGACGCCTCCGCAAGAAAGGAGAGCGGCATGAACAGGGGTGAAACGGGGTCAGCCTCGGACACGAGTTCGTCGGACCGGGTCGCATCCTGATAGAGCTGGTATGCGAGCACCAACGACGGCAGCGGAACGTTTCGACTAACCGTAATCATCGGCGAGAGGCTGGCACCGCGCGCGGTCAGGTCGGCGGACACGGCGGCGCGGACGGTGCGCAGGGCCTCGTATGAGCGATCGTCGCCCGCATCACCAGCGACCGTGATTTCCGCATCGAACGCGGCAATGACGGCTGACTTGTAAGCCTGCGCGTCGGCGTAGCTGTCTGGCACGTATGCGGCCGCCGCATTCGCCATCTCGAGCACGGCCGAGCGTCGGATGAGGTTGAGCGTGCCGTTCTGGGCGACGTTCTGCCAGTAGCCAATGCCAGCGGTGGACGTCGTCGCGAGCGGAGCGGCCCAGGTCAGCAGGGTTCCGAGCAGGCGCAGTGCGTCCGTGGGGCTCGCGGCGGCCGCTGCGAAGGCGCTGACGGCTTCCTGGAGCGCGGCCGCCAGGTCGGACACGTCCGAGGCTGCTACCGTCAGAGCGCTCGTTACAGCGGCCTGCGCGGCGGCTACGGCGGCGCCCCGGTTCGCGGCGGCCTGCTGGAGCACGGCGGACGCTGCGGGCCCTGTGCCGCCACCGAACAGGCCCGATCCAGAAACGGCCGGTTGGCTGCTGTCGATGACGCCGAAGGCGAACCGGCCCAGGTTGCTGATGCCGGGCAGACCGGAGAGCTGCAGCAAGGATTGGATCGGATTCTGGAAGCTGCGGCCGACGAACGACGAGAACCCGCTCACGGTGGAACCGACCGAGCCGGTGACCTCGCGTCCGTAGCCCAGCGCCGGTTCGATGCCCGCGTAGTCCGCAGCCGTGTCCGATGCCGCGAGCCCTGTCGCCGACGTCGTGTTGTCCTGCGTGGCGCTGGCGCCGTCCGGGTAAGCGGGAGCGTCCGCCGTCTCGGTAAAAGAAAACGAGATCTCGATGTATCGGCCCGCGTCCTGGCGCTCGCTGAACTCCGGCGGTGCCGTGAGGGCGGCCGTCCTCTTGCCCAGCGCCGGATGCACGAGGTCGCCGGGCCCGGGCTGCTCGCACGCGTCCAGTAGCTTCTGCTGCTGAGCAAGGACGTCGTCGCCAAGTATGAAGGCGGTGAACGTGAGGTCGCGCCTGCCCCTGCCGAGGTCCTCGACCCACACGACGTCGCGATATGGGTATTCGTGCACCACCGTTCGGCGGCCGCGGCGGACCGTGGTGCCGGTCACGAAAAAAGGGAGGCCGCGCCAGGAAGCGGGCTGGAGGTCGTCGTTCCAGGCCACGGCTCAGCTCCCCGCCATCGCGCGCTCAACGACCGGCTTTCCGACGCCAGTTCCCGAGCTTGTTGCACTGATGGTAGTCCCCGTCGGCGCATTTACGTGCGTGACGGTGACACCGACGCTGCCGTTCACGCCGCCACCTGCGGTCGCGCCTGTGCCGCCGCCGATGCTGACCGGCGCGCCGCGCCCGAGCTCCAAGGCGACGCCCTTGCCGAGCTGCGCGTCCGTTGCCCACTGGGCTTCCCCGTGCTCCGCGCCGATGTCCGCGCCCAGGAATGCCTGGGCGAACCGCGGGTCGCGCAGGTCGTACTTCGCGTTCCGGTCCAGGCCGGTCTGACGCGAAATCTCCGCGATCATCTTCTCGGTGTCGTTGTTGTCCTCGGGCGGGCTGCGGCGGTACAGCTCCTTGGCGATGGTGTTGTAGCCGCGGTCCTGGTCGAGCAGCATCTGGTGCAGTCCGCCCGCGATGCCCTCCTCCGGCGAGTTGTAGGTAGCCCACCGGCCGTGCGCGCCCGTCGTGTAGGGCTCGCCGTGCAGATACATAAGGTTCGTCGGGTTGTTGTTCTTGAACGAGGAGCTCTTGCCCTCGATGCCGAGCGACTGGAGCTGCCGGTCGAGCCAACCTGGACCGCGATCCTTTTCATCATCGTTTGCCGGAGCGGGCGGACGCACGTTCTCCCCCGGGCGGCTGACGCGGAAGCGCGCATGCGGCCCGTCCGGGGTGCTGTCGCCGATGCCGATGCCCGTGATGGCGGCGGTCCCGGCCACGCCACCGGCTACCCACAGCCCCGTCTCCACCGCTGCCGCGCCCGCCCCAATCTTCATCAACCCGGTCAGGATCGGGCTGCCGCCCAGGAGTGCCAGACGCCCCAGGATGCTTCCCAGGAGGCTGAAGAAATACAGGAATGGGTTGATGATTTTCAGAACGAAGCTGCCAGCCATCACGCCGAAGAAAACCTCGAGCGCCGTCTTCCAGCCGCCCAGGCTCTGCGCCACGCCGTCGACGTCCGTCCACAGGCCCTGGATTGTCTTTCCGACACCGGCCCAGTCCACGCCCTCGGCCCACTGCTCCATGTCGCCGAAGAACTTGGCGAGCTTCGGGCGATGGGAGTCCACCCATCCGCTCAGGTAATCCATCAGGTGCGTCAGGGGCGGCGCGAGAACGTTGCTGACGGCATCCCCAGCACCCTTCACGGACTGCTTGAGCGCTCGCATCGACAGGTCGAACTTCTGGGCGTTATCGATGGCTTCCGGCGTCAAACCGCTATGCTTCTTGGCCTCGTCTTCCAGCGACGCGAGACGTGCCGAGCCACCGTTGACGGCGGGCGCGATGCCGTCGTACGCGCCGCCAAAAATCGCCCTCCCCGCGACCGCGCGCTGGCTCTGGTCCTGTATGCGCGACAGGGAATCAAATACCAGGGGCAGGAGCTCAGACGCCGTCTTGAGCTCGCCGTTGGCTTTCCGGAACTGGGTGTCGTCGATGTGCAGGTTCTGCAGCATCAATAGAATTTTGTTGTCATTTGGCGAGTTCGTCAGCAGGTCCTGGAAGGTCTGCAATCCCTCGGATGCCGCCTCCGCGCTGCCGCCCGCGAGGTCCACGGCGTTTTTGAATGTCTCCAGCCCGATAGCCGACGTCCGGGCGCGCGCCGCCGCTTGCGAGAGCTGCATGCCGTAGTCGCCGAACTTCGCGATGAGCGCGGCCATGCCACCGACCGTCGCCGCGCCGGTGATGAGCTTCAGGGGCGTGATCAGGCTGGTGAGGATGCCGAAGGCCTTGGCCGCCCCCGCGTGCACGCGGCGGAAGCCATCGCCCAGCTTGTCCAGGTGAGCCGCGGCCGCCAGTTTCTTCAGTGCGGCGCCGTACTCGCGGACGGGCCGGGTGGCCTTCTCGATTTGCGAGTTGACCTTGTTCAGAATCGCGGTCGCTTTATCGACGGCGGTGATCTTGACGAGGAAGGTTCCGACGGCGGAAGTATCAGCCATCTTTACCTCCCCTCGCCTCTATCATCTTATTGGCGGCATCGACCCAGTTCCGGAGTTCGGTTCCGGTCAGGTTCCAACCCGCTTCCGGTGGCCAGCCGAAAAACTTGGAAAGCTGCGGGATGACGGAACCCAGGTTGGAAGGCCAGCCCTCGACTACTTGACCAAAGGGCCGCTCACCCCGTCCACGAAAGCCATCAGGTATTCCGTGGCCTGGTTCAGCTTGCGGATGGGCATGTTCTCCACGACGACGCGGGGAACGCCCGAGACCAGGGCCACCAGCATGATTTGGTGGTCGACGATTTGCTCCGCGCCGAACTGGCCTTTCAGCAAACTGCGGGCCTTCTTCACCTCGATGGCCTTGGGCTCGCGCAGCGTGATGCGATCCCACGTGCCGTTGTTGTGCGCCAGCGGCGGGTCGAACTCGATTTCGAGCTCGGCTGGCAGTTCGTCAGCGGACGTATCCGTCATTTTCCGTTACCCTTAGTTGTCGGTGACCTGCGGGCCCTCGAGGGTGACCTCGAACGTGCCTTCCTTGGCGCTCACGCTCATGGCCTCTGTCGCCCACATGCCCGATCCGTTGATGACCTTGCCGTTCGCGGCGGTGATCTGGACGTCCACGCCGGTCCAATCTGACATGATTTCCGTGACCGAAAGGTCCGGCGAGTCGAACAAAGTGACCTTGATTTGGCCTTCCCTGATGTTCTCGATGTAGCCAGCAACACCGGACAGCCCCTTGGCGGTCTCACGGTCCACGTTGCACGGAATCCAAGTGCAGGCGTCCCCGATGTTGTAGGTGGCGCCGTCGATGGTGCAGGAGGTTACGCCCGCGATACGCTGAGAAGCAGCCATTTTCGTGACCCCCGATTAGCCGGTCGAATTCTGGAAAGCGATGAGGGCAGCGACCTGTCGCAGCTGGTCCACCGGCACGATCGGGAGGATGCCGTCGATCCTGCACCGGTTCGCCGAGTTCCGCTGCACTACCAGGGCCTTCGCGAAGGCTGCGCTGTCCTGGACCATGCCGAGGCCCTCGAGAACTCGGTAGCGGCCGACGATAAAGGCCTTCAGGACGGACGGGGTAACCGCGGCCACGCCGGGGCGAAGGTTCGTGCCGTCGTCCACCAGCTTGCAGCGCCCGAAGGTGCTCTGGATGGCCGTGCGCAGGTAGCGGACCACATAGGCCAGCGTCGCCAGCCGCTCGACGTAGAGATAGCTGTCGTCCGGGTCGCCGTAGGCGTCCTTCTGGTAGCTGGTGATAGCCGTTTCGATGGCCACCGAGTTGTCATCGCCAACCGTGAAAGTGCTGATTCCGTCGAACAGGAGCGCGTTGCGGTCGGTGGAAGCGAACCGGCTCTGAACCGGCGGCGCCAGGACATCGTTGAGCGCAACCGTCTGCAGGGGCAGGCCGGGATCGGCGCGCAGGCTGACGGCGGACGCGCCAGCGTAAGCAGCGGCCCAAGCCCACACAGGAGAAGGCGAGTCGTTGAAGCCCATGAAGCTGATGTGCGGGTCGTTTTGCGCGGCGCCGAAGGTGTTCAGCGCGCCAACGGTGCCACGGACGGCCGAGAACACCTCGCCATACTGCTGCTGGTTCCACGCCCAACGGCTCGCCATAAAAGTCCGGCCCGAGGTCAGCGCAGTGGCATCCGTGTACGGGTTCGCGATAAAGTCGAAGGCCTTGTCGGACAAGTTTGCGTAGGCATCATCGAGTTCCGCGGCCAGAACGCCGGTTCCGCCGGACATGGCCGCTATGTTGATAGTCAGACCGGCCGGGACGAACTCGCCGCCCGGGGCGCCCTGGTAGTTCAGCCGCACGTCGATGTCGTTGCCGATGGCCCCTTTGTGCACGCAAGTGAGCGTGACGACGCCAGCGGCCGCGGTCGCGGTGACCGGCACATAAGGAGCCGCGGTGATAGCGGCGGCGATCGCGTTCGCGACGTCGCCCACGGCCTGGGTCGGCGAGATCGCCACCGGCACGAGGACATCCGCGACGTAGAGGCTCAGCGTGCCCGCTGCGGTGGCGGGGGCATTGACGGTGATCGTGCCGGTGGCGGCGACGCCCGCGGCGGGGTCGGCGACGGGCAGCGCCCAGAGCTCGCCGAAGGAATCGTTGGCACGCCAGGTGCGGACCATGCGGGCCAGCATCGAGTCCGAGCCGAACTGCTCGCGGCCGTCGCCCTGCACCAGGACCGGCAGCCCGGGGAACACCGCGGCGGTGCCGAGCAGCTGGCCGACGATGAGGCCGCGCTGGCTCTGCGGTGCGCTGTTCGCGTTCGAGTTGTTGAACTCGGCGTAGAACAGGGGCAAGCGCAGGTTCTGGGGAATCTGCTGGAAAGAAACGGTTCCGCTCACAGCTCGTTCTCCATCCTACGTTCGACGACTTGCGCCGCCGTTGGGACCGCCGGGGCGGCCGCTTCAACCTTTTCCGGAGCCGCCGGGGCGGGCGCCGGGGACCGTTTCACCTCGATAACGTCCCCGTCGCGCAGGCGGCGGATCCAGTAGAGGGAGCGCTCGACGACGCGTCCGCCGGGCGGCAAGACGTCCCCGAGCACCGGGTCACGAACAAGGAAACCATGCGCGGGCTCCACTTCGAGCGTGCCTTCGACGCGTGGGGGTTGGGGTGCGGCCATGATCAGGACTCCGGCTGCTGGATAGGTAGGGAGAGGACGATTTCCGGGCCGTCCGGGCAGTCCGCGCAGCCGCCCACCGCGTCGGGTTCGACCACGTCCCAGGACTCCGACCACTCGAGCGCGAACCGGATGGACACGCCGCCGGTGACGCGCTGCTCGGACGATGCGGCCTCCGGGAACTCGATGCGGGTCCGGACGCTCGCGCAGCGCTCGACGAGCCCGGCGACGCCCAGGAGAGCCGGTGACGTCAGGATGGCGTTCTCGACGGCGCCCGCGATCTGCTCGAGCAGCGCCTCGACGTCCTCGGCGGTGTCCGCGGCGGCCTGGGTTTCCACCGCCATCTCGCAGCTCACGCCGTAGCGGGATTCCGCCGAAGACAGAGAGTGAGCCGTTTTGGTTTCCTCCCAGCCGTATACGAGCACCGCTGGAAGCTGGAATCCTTGCACGGGCCAGATGCGCGCGCGGAATACGGTGCCGCCGAACGGGATTACGGCCGCCTGCACCAGCGAGGCGACGAGGTCGCGTACGGCGGCGCGCCCGGGCAAGAGCGTGCTCATCGCGTGCCCTGCAGGCCGAGGAAGATATGGCCGTGGCTGTCGGGCTCGACCGTGACCACCTTCCAGGTGCCTCCGCCGACCTCGGCCGTGTCGCCCTGTGCAAGGCAGACACCGGCGGGAACGGAAGCGGCGCGAAGCCCGAGGACAGGCCGCCGCGAGCTGATGGCCGCGCCGATGTCGTTGAACTTCACCTCGAGATATTCGCGATCAAACACGCCGGTTACGGCAAATGGCTGGCCGCCCTTGGGCGAGTAGACCGCGGCCTGCCCGAACGCTTTCATCCCGGCAACTAGGGCGCGGTCGAAATCAACGGCCACGGCGTCACCCTCACGTTTTTTCGTAATCAGGGCGGCCCCAAGTATTCAGGGCCGCCCTGTGGTTTCCGCAGATTACATCGTGCCGGTCAGGAGAACTTCCGGACGGGTGCACATGAACAGCGGGTAGGAATACAGCTCCATCTTCCAGTAGCTGTTGCGCAGCAGGTCCGGGATGGGGAGCAGGTACTCGACCTTGCCGGGGGTGTTCACCCACTCGATGGACTCGCCGGGCGCCTGGGCCTGGTCGAAAACCGCCTTGCTGGCCGGGAAGATGATGCAGCCGTTCGCCGGGACCGCGATCGTGGTCTTGTCGTTGCTGCCGCGGTAGTTCATGAACGTGAGGCCGCCGAAGGCGAAGGCCGAGAACGCGGCACCGGCGCTGCCGTCGCGGATCTCGCGGGCCTCGTTCCAGTTCACGAAGGTCCTGATGACGTCTGGATGGTTGACGAACGCGTCGTAGAATGCATCGCCGCACAGGACCACGATTTCGCAGTCGTCTTCGACCGCGCCCTGGCTGTTGCGCAGGATGGTCCGGCGGATGCCGTTGCACAGCGGGCGCAGGCTGTTCGGCGTGCCAGCGGCCAGGTTGAAGGCGATCGCGCCGGGGCGGGCGATCTGGAACTCGGCGAAGAGATCATAGACCACCGAGCTGTCCTTGGGATCGAGCACGTAGCCCTGAACCGCGGCGAGGCGCAGATACTCGCGGGTGTACTCCATCCTCTTCTGAAGGCCGGTGGGACCGGAGACGCGGCGGCCAACTTCGGCTTCGACCTGCATCAACTCGGTCTCGGACCCGAACGCGCGGACGTCCTGCAGCTCGCTGGCCCACACGGTGTCGTCGGCCATCAGGCGCTTGGTCGCGAAGGTGAGCGCGTTGCGCTTCTCGGTCACGCGGTTCTGGCCTTCCTCGCCGCGCTCGCTGAACGGGATGAGCGTGAGCACGCCCTGCCGGTCTTCGACGAACAGGCTCTTGGTGCGGATCGGCTTCAGGTTGAAGAAGTCGAGCTTGCCGAGACCCGTGGGCAGGTAAGGCACCTTCTCGATGCTGTTCGTCAGCGAAATCGCCGAGAAGGCATCGTTGGTGAAGACGTTCAGCGAGGCCATATCGGGGCTCCTTAGCGGACGATTACGTGAACGGCGGCGAGCTGCTGCCCGGCCGCGGTGATCTGAGCCTGCGTGAGCGCGCCGTAGACGAGCTCGCCGCCGTTCACCTCGCAGTCGCGCACGACCACGGCGCACGGCGTGTTCCCGTTCGTCGCGTTCACGTCGGCGTAGAGGATGCCGAAGGCGTTCTCGGAACCGTCAGTCGCGGCCGGGCTCAGCGCGGTGATAAGGCCGGTGTCGGTGATCAGGCCGACGATGCTGCCGCAAGGCAGGTTCTGACCGGCAGCCATGGTCGCGCGGTCAATGCTGCGGTGGCCGCTCGCCATCGAGATGACGAAGCCCCCCATGTGCCAGCTTTCGACGAGCGGAGTCTGCGGAACGTATACCATTTTTCGTAACTCCGATTAGCGGCGGTTGCCGGTGCGGGATGCCGCCTCGCGGGCCTTCTGCATGGACGCGACCATGTGGCTTTCGGCAGCCGCGCCACGGTTGGGTGCGCCGCCGCCGAGCTGCGGGTTGCGCTCCGACCGTGCGGACGATGCCGGGCTGGACGTCGCGGCGGCCGGAGCCTCGGCGAGCAGGCCGGTGATTGCCTTCGCGCTCAGGTTCGTGGTCGCGAGCAGCTTGGCGCCCATGGCCGGTGCCCTGGCGAAGGCCTTGTTGCCCAGCACGGCGGCCCAGCGGGCGCGCTCGGCGGAACGGGCCGACTTGGCGTCCCTCTTGTCCTTGCCGTCGTCCTCGTCCTCGTCGGACTCTTCCATGTCGGCGTCGGAACCGTCGTCCTCGTCGTCGGCCTTCGCCTTCGACTTGGCCTTCGCCTTCTTGGACTTCTTGTCGTCCTCTTCCTCGGCGTCCTCGTCGGGGTTCTCGTCCTCGCGGTCCTTGTCCTTGTCCTCGGACTCGGCGCGCGCGCCGGAAGCCGGAAGGGCGATGCCGGAGAGGTGGGCGAAAGAAACGGCCGTGGCGTCGGCTTCGGTCGGGAGCGGCATCTCAGGTTCCTCGATTTACTTCAGGGACGCCGCGAGGGCGCGGAATGCCGCGTCGGGGCTCATCACATCGTCAGCGTATCCGACCGCGACTCCATTCCCGCCGAGGTACGTGAGGGCCTGCGTCTTGCGGACGTCGGAAGCCTTCATGTTCCTGTTGCGGGCAACGGTCTCGATGAACATGTCGCCAAGATTGTTGACGTCCGCTTGGAACCTCTCGAGCGCGCCTTCGGACAAGGGCTTCATCGGAGAACCGTCGGCCTTGTGCTCGCCGCACGTGATCAGGGTTACGGAAATCCCGGCCTTTTCGAGCGCCGCAGAGAAATCCGTGTGCATGCAGATGACGCCGACGCTGCCGGTGCCGCCCGTTCGGGGAACGGTGATGCGGTCGCAGGCGCTGGCGATTGCGTAAGCCGCCGAATACGCGGACTCGTTCAGCACGGCCCACGTGGGCTTCATGCCGCGGGCTGCGTAGACCGTGTCGGCGAAGTCGAAGCAGCCGGACACCTCGCCGCCGGGCGAGTCGATGTCGAACAGGACGCCCTTGACCGCCGGGTCCACCAGGGCGCCCAGGAAGGCGGTGCGCAGCGCGTCGTAGCCGGTGCCCCAGTATGAGTACGGCGACATGTAGCCGCACCGCTGCATCAGGGTGCCGCGCACCGGGATTACGCCGACGTCGCCCACCACGGTGTAGCCCTTGTAGTCGCCCCAGGCCTTGGCGGACGTATGGTCATCGCCGTCTTCGAGCTCGGCGCGGCCGCGCAGCGGGACTAGACGGCCGTCCGGCCGACGCATGCTGCCGCCGCCAATCTGGGCCGCCAGCGCAGCCACCAGGACCTCGGCGTGGTCGCCGCTGACGGCCCACGGCCTATTAAATAAGCGGGCGGCGAGGAAATCGGACCGGGAAGACACGGGGCGGCCTCGGACGGGTTGCTACCCGCCCAGGATGCCCCCCGCGGTCTCCGATCCGGGCGGCCTACGCGCTCTGACGCAATGCGTTCGGGCCCGAGGATCAGTCCGGCTTCTCGTCTTCCTGGAGGTCCGTGGCGCCCTTCTTGGCGTCCGCAGGCGCGGTCCCGGACCAGTCCGGCGGCGTCATGTTGCGCTCCTTGAAGAACGCGAGCTCGACGGCCCTCTGCTCCACGTTCTCCTGCCAGTCGCTGCCGTTTTCATCGGCGCAGACGTCGCGCAGCGTCCTGATTCCGGCTTCCATGCCCAGGACTTCCGCCTGCCTTTCTTTCACGCCATCGATCACCCCCGCACCCGGCCCGCGCCAGCCGCAACGGGAGTAATACTCGCGCGCCTCGACGAAATCCGGGGCACCGGCGGGCAGCGGGACCAGTCCGCGCTCGTGAACCTCCTGCAGCCAGACGGCGTAGTGCTTGTTCGCGAAGCTCGTGTTGAACTCGGTCACCCTGCGGCGCGCGGTCTTCTCCGTCTGAGCGAAAGCGGCCCGGACAGAGCTGTAGTTGACCTTCGAGAAATCTTGCGTGAGCCCCTCGAACGGAATGTTGAGTGCAGAGGCCGTGTTCCTGAGCATCTCGGCGGCAAAAGGCCCAAAACCTGCGTTCGGCCTCTCCGCGGTGACGGTCTCGATGGACTCACCGGCGGCCAACGTAGGGATGGATACCCCGTTCATCTGCGGGCGGCGCTCCTCATGGAAGGCTGCCCGGTAATCCTGGTAGGCACCCAGGCCGCCGAGATTCAGGCCGTCGCCCGTTGGGCTCAGCTCGTCTTCTGCCAAGGCCGGGTCGAAAGGGCTCTTGATGAAAAGGCCGAACATGCTGGCAACGGTGGCCGCCTGCAGCTCCACGCCGTAGTATTTCGACAGCATCTTCATGCGACCCATAACGGGCGTGAAAACGCCAACTCCCCTGTGCGTGTCAGCCCTGTTGCGGACGGTGTGGTGCAGCACGCGCTGCCAGCCGTCGTCGTCCTCACGCTCCACGCGCTCCCAGATGTAGGAGTCCGACATGTCGTAGAAGCTGTTGGGCTCGCCCTTCCGCATCCAGTATGCCTGCGGCGCGCCGCGGCGCTCGTCGAGCTCGATGCCGCCGCGGAGGAACTGGTGGTCCATCTGCTGGAAGGGATTCGACAGCCGGTCCGGATCGATGATCTGCAGCGAGGTGGCAAATTTCGCGCGGCCGCGCCCGATGTCCTCGGGGAACCACAAGTGAACCCCGAGCGCCTCGCCGTCGACGAGGTAATGCCAAAGCGCCTGCCTAAATTGTTGCGTGGTCGTCAGTGACCGGTGGACGTCGTTCCAGTGCCCGTTGGACTCCGAGTAGGCACGCCACAGGCTCTCGACCGTTTTCCGGTATTCGTTAGCCCATACTGCGTCGAAGCCTGGGCCGAACTCGCGCGACAGGCTGATGTAGTCAGGGGTACAGGTCAGCCGGTATGTGCCGCCGAGCAGCGCGTCCAGCATCCTGTCAATCCCGCCGCCCGCCCAACCGTCGTTGCGCACCAGGTCGCGGCTGCGGGCCACCATGCGGTCGCGGTAGAGGTTCGTTTCGGCGTCCGGACCTTTTACAACCGGCAGCCACTCGGACATTTCCTGCGTAGAGACGGCGGCCGCATCATACGGATACGCAAAACCCTGCCAGCCGCCCTGGAGTCCCGCCTTGTGCTTGGGGCGCACGGTGTCCGCGATGGGGACGATGCCGCCGTTCCCGATCGTGGGTTCGCGGCGCGGCTGCGCGGGGGTGCTTCCCGGGATGATGAGGCCGCCGATGCGGCTGATAATACCCATTTTCGTGAACCTCAAAACATCGGGCGGATGGGGCGGCGTTTACGGACGAGCCCGAGTGCGCCAGCCAAATCGCGAATTCTCTTCCGTAAACCGTCGGCATTTGCGCTCGTGTAGGTGACCGACTTCCCACCCGCGCCCTGGCTGTAGGAGATGTTGACCTCCCTCTGGCCGCTCTCCAGGTCCTGGAGGGCCGCCTGGGAGTCCGCCAGCCATTGCTGGAGGGTCGCCACGGGCACCCCGATGTATTCGGCCGGGACCGTGGGCCTGTTCCAGGAGCCGGTGCAGCCGCCGATGAAGTCCCATCCCTGGGGCTGGAGGGTCGCCGGTGCCGCGAGGACCGCGAGGCCCGCCCCGATGGCGCCTGCGCCGACCGAAAGGTTCGCGGGGTTGCCATAGAAATCCGTTATAGTAATGGGGGTAACGCCAGCCGTAACAGCGACCGTTATCCCTGTTATCGTAACGCTCCCGGAGACCTCGCCCTGCGCCTGGGGGCTGTAGACGAAGCCCAGCATCGGGCCGCTCGCGTATGCAAGAGGCACCTGTGCACCATTGGAGAGCACGAGAGACACGGCAGCGCCGGGAGCCACCACGACGGGCTTGCTGAAGCTGACCCGGACCTCCGTAGATCCGCCGCCCAGGCTGACGGTAGTGGTGGTCGCGACCGCGCCGGTGACCACGGCGGCCGTGCCGTCGAGCAGGACGTCTGGAAGCAGCGCGGAGACGTAGGCCGCACCCCAGAGAGGGTTCCCAGACATGTCCGTGATGCTCGCACCGGCGGCCAGGACGAGCGCGCCGACCTGCAGCTGGCCCGGCGCCTGACCGACGGGAACGGCGACGCGGAAAGCGAGCCGGGTCGAGGTGGTCTGGGTCAGATCGGCGGCCGCCACGCCAGCCGATGTCGCCAGGGTGAGGATGCCGACGGCGACGCACGGCTTGCTGAGGCCGAGGAAGATTTCGATTTCCTGGGCAGCACCGTAGAGCCCGGCCTGCGCCGAGATGGTGCCGACCTTGGGCATGACCCCGTCGATGATTACGCCAGCCAAGGAAACAGCCGCGCCTCCAAGGACAAGCGGGTTCCCGGCTGCGTCGGTGAGGCCCGCGCCGGGGTTCAGGAAAGAGACGGCCAGCGGGTTCGCCGACATGCCCCATTGAACCGTCAGATCGAAGCGCAGGTTCTGGCTGGTGCTGCCGGTGGGATTGTAGACGGCCGCGCCCACGCCCGTGAACAAGACCGGAGGCTGCGCGGCGTCCACGAGGCGGACCGGGGTGGACGTCGCGACGTAGATCGGGATTACGGACTCGCCCGAGTAGGTGCCCGCGGCTGCGCTGACGCCGGTGATCGTGGGCAGCGCGGCGGCCGCATAGACCCCGTTCAGCACGCCAGCGGTGACGCCTCCGGAGAGCGGAAGCCCGGTCGCCACGGAGACGATTGAGCCGCCGTTGAGGGCGAGGTCCGTTACGGCCAGCTGCACGGCGAGCCCGGCTGGAACGAGGAACGCGAAGACGGCGACCGCGCCCTGCTGCGACGAGAAGGATGCCGCGCCAGCGTTCAGGTCTAGCGATGGCGACGGTCCCAGCAAGGAAACCGGTGCCGAGAAGGTTACGGAAATCGGGATGACCGAGCCTGCGCGGTAGTTTCCAGCCGGTGCGGTGACGCTGAGCACGGTGAGCGGGCTGCCGGACACGTGAGAGCTCCTGCCGCAGGAAAGGGCGTTCCCAGCGTAGCGGCAGGCGGCTCCGATCCGGTCGGCTACCCGGCGCGGACGCGGCGACGCCAGCCGACCGGCGGCGGCAGATCGCCGTGGGCTGCTACCAGGCTGCGCAGCCATTCTGCTACAGCAGGCGGCACGGTGCGGTCTGCGGAAACCCATCGGCGCACGAGACGATCATCAGCATCGAGCGAGGCGGCGAGCCAGCGCATCGACCAGCCGAGCGCATCGAGGCATTTCACGAGTTCTTCGGGGGGCATTTTAGGGTCTCCTTTTCCTGTTCCGATGGTCCCTACCCGCGAGGCACGAGTCAAGACTCTTGAATGTCTGACAACAGGTTTGACAAATCGAACGCTGCGTCAAACGCAGGTAAGCCATGCGCGAAACGGATAAACGACTTGCTCGCATTCTGCCGCACCAAGGGGGACTATAAATGCAGAGGCGGACACGAACCCCACCGCCACGGAGAGAGCATCATGAGCCACGCTTACGAAATCGGCGCGAGTGAGGAGATGGACCGGCTGAAGCTGGTTTTCGAAGATGCAGCGTTCGGCGTGCGGGCGATGCAGGGTGTAAACCGCGTGGGCGGTCGCCGCGACGCTTCCGGCAAGACGACACACTACGTTTTCCCGCCGGAAGTCAGGGGCGACGTCGAGGCGGCGATCGCGAAGGCCGTGGCTCGCGAGGAAGCGCAGCGCGTCTGGGAAGCTGCCGCTCCGCAGCGCGAGGCCGAGGCCAAGGCGGCGCAGAAGCGAGCGAAAGCCGAGGCGAAGGCAGCCGCTGACGCCGCGGTAACCGCAGAAATCGGGAAATGGACTCAAGACGGCGCGGTTTGCTTCCTGCGGATTGAATACGCGAAGGGCGCTCCGCTGAAGCTTCGGGCGGCTGGAGCAAGCTGGGACTCTATCGGCAGCGTCTGGGTTTTCCCGTTCTCCGCCCGCCCGGCCGTCGAAAAGCTGCTGCCGAAGCTGAAGGATCTGGCCATGAAGCAACGCAAGCGCGATGCACAGAGCGCCCGTGGTCTGCTGGATCTTAGCGACGACATGCTTGAGCAAATGGCCAACGATGGCGTATTGGGCAACGACATAAACGCGAGCGGCGCCGATCTCCGCCGCGAGATTCGAGCTTGCCGCATCTGAGCGGAGCAATCGAAGCAATGGGGCCGCTTCCGAGAACGGGGCGGCCCTTTTGCTGTCCGGAATTTGCGTGGACAATTCGTATACTGCAACTAGTGCATACCTGGATATTGCGGCAAGCATGAACGTGAACTTTGCCTCCTGCCGCATTTTGAGGGACCATCGGATCAGAGGCGGACACGAACCCCACCGCCCACGGAGAGAACGTCATGACCGACATCATCGCCGACGGACCCGTAGCCGAAGTCGTGCAGCAGCTGGTTGTGGACATCGACCACGCCCACGACTGGACCCTCGACATCAACTTGGCTGTCGCCAGGTCGGCACGTGCGCTCCAGACCATGACGAAAGCCGATTGCGGGGCATATGCCCGCTACTACGCAGTGACAATCCTGGACGCCCTGGAAGCCTGCGATGCGCGCATAGGCAACCCGCAGCCCGAAGGCACGCTGGAGTGGATACTCAACGGCATGCCACCTGCCGATGGCTTCTGCGAGGCAGATCTTGTAGCTCGCGGCGCGCTGTCCTCGCTCGTGGGCGCGCTGGAAAACCTCAGGTCCGAAGACGGCGGGCGGAACGATTTCTACGCCCTGGAGAGCCGTTGCGCCGATGCGGCGCTCGTGAGCTGCCTGCCCACCGCGGCATAGCATCGGCGACCAAGGACAGCCCGCCGAGGCCCGCCACCGGACACGGGGCGCGCCTTTTTCATGCCATAAAGGGTGCACACATGCATCGCCAGCGCTATCATTGGCGCAAGGGTGCAAGCCCACGGACCAGGAGGACTACATGACCAGCCTTCCCGACTACGAGATGGGGTTCATCAACGGCGACAGAGGATGCCCGCCTGTTCCCCAGTTCTCCCCCGAGTTCAGGCGCGGGCATGATCACGGTGTCGCCCATAGAAAGTATCGCCAGGATAAGGAAGCGGAAAACATTTCGGCGGCGGCTGCCCGCAAGGCCGCAGGCGACATTTTCAGCAACGGAGTTCGCCTGTCCGATGGCCTGATTTATACGGCAGAATGGGACCGCGACGGCTGCGACAGGCAATTCCTAGCCGGATACCACACCTTCGATATTTACCGGCAGGATCGACAGAACGAGCGCGACTATTGCGGCACGATGCATGTAGTCGCCAGGGACGACCTCGGCCTTATAGCCTTCTACCCGGTCGAACGCTTCTGCCACGCAGAGGATTACGTCGCTCCCGAACCCGAACCCAAGCCGAAGCGGCCATCTGGTTCCAATGCCGACGATTGGGTGCTTTTCCTCGACGAGAACCTTCGCATCGAGAACGGCCGCATCAGCGGTATCGGTTACCTAGCTGTGCAGATCGCCGAGGCGCTGGATTGCTTAAAGACGATAGGGGGCGCGTGATGACCCCGTCCATCATCGCCATCCACGGCCGCGCCGGGGCAGGCAAGGGCGTCATCTCAGGTCACCTCGTCGAGCGGCACGGCTACACGGCCGTGAAGGTCGCCGCCCCGATAAAAGCCATGATGCGGGCAGCTCTCATGTATGGCGCCGGGCTCTACGGCGATGACCCGGACCTGGACCGCTGCATCGAGGGCGACCTCAAGGAGGTTCCCGTCCCGCGACTAGGCGGACACACCCCGCGCTACGCTATGCAGATTCTCGGCACCGAGTTCCAGGACGCGGTCTGCCGCGGAATATTTGCGCGCATCGCGGCGGAGGCGACCCGCAAGGTTGTCGCCGCTGGCGGCCGAGCCGTCGTGGACGACCTGAGGTTCCCGGTGGAGGTCCGCCACCTGAGGGAGCAGGGCGCCGCGTTCTGGCGCGTTGACCGCTCCGACGTCCAGGAGCTCGCCGCAGGTCGCTGCCGCCGCTCCACCCCTTGGGACCCGTCCGAGCCGCCGCGCGTGCCCGATCAGGTTGTGGTAGACCACATGGTCTGGGCGCTTCTCATGAGCTGCGGTCTGGACGACAAGGAAGCCCTGCAGAGGGCTGTGGGATACCGCGGCGACGAGCCCTGGGCATACATCGGCAAGTCGGCGAACGTGTGCCGCTACGCCTTGTCGGCAATCTGGCTCGAACGGCTGCGGCGACCGGCTCCGGCCGTCACGCACGCCTCGGAGCGCGGGCTGCCCGCTAAGACGTTCGACGTCGTTCTCGTGAACAAGGGGACCACCCACGACCTGCGCCGTGAGGTTGAGTGCGCCCTTCAGAGGTCGCCGCAGCCTTACTACGGCATCGCGGACAGGAGGGCGGCATGACTTGCTACGCCCCCGTCGCCCGCCGCCCGCACTCCGACGCGGCCGACGAGAACCTGGACCACTGGCCTTATCCGGCGTCCCTGGACATCTACGAGGCCGACCGACGCCCGGTGGACACTGGCCTCCTGGACGGTCACGGAACGCCCATATACCGGCTGCCCGAGCAGCGCCGCATCGGGTTCCGCCCCCTATAAAAAGGACGGACCATGGGACAGCTGGTGACCGTGGGGGCGCCCACCTTGGAGGACGATGGTCACGCCTTCCACGGCATGCGGGGCATCGTCGCGGGCATCGGCGACCGTCTGGTGGGCCTCGTCCACGTTCGGACCGGGACCCTGTCGTTGCTGCTGCCCGTCAAGCAAATAGTCGCATCGGTTGGGTGCCGACACAGGGCCGGTCGGGTGGACACGCGGAATTATTCTGCCGACGAAGTCATCCGCAGGGTGGAAGCCGATATCGTCACGGGAAGCGCATCCAGGAGATCGTCCGACAGGATGGTGCAGGCCATGCTCAGGGCCCGCGAAGCCTGAAACCACCGCGTGCCACCAACCACCGACGCCCGCTTCCACCTGGAGGCGGGCCTTTTTCATGCCATCCGCCGCACCAGGGCCCGCAACCGCTCCTGCCGGGTCATCTGCTTCGACGCGGGCGCCGCAGCCGGTGGCTTGGACTGCGCGGGAGTGGCGGCGGCCGGTGCCGGGACATGGGCGGCCTGGGGCTCGGGGGCGTCCGGGAGCGGCGCGACGTCGTCGGGCGGCTCGGGTGCGGGCCGTGCCGGTTCGCCGGGCGCCGGGCAGACGTGGGCGGCGAGCTGGTTGAGCTTCAGGCCGTAGAAGGCGAGCCCGCACAGCGCGGCGTAGGCGTAAACCCGGATGTCGAGGGCTTCGTTGGCACGCCCGGAACGCTGTTCCCACACCCGCACCTTCACGCCGCGGACCGTCTTCTCGACCAGGGACTCGGCGAGGAGCTGGGAGAAATAGCCGAGGTCGCGTTCCGCCGGGAAGTGCATGTAGCCCGGTGCCGGGCCGCCGTCCTCCGGCCGTTCCTGGGCGAGCCGGGACCGGATGATGTCCTTGGCGGCGTTCACGCCGATGGTGATCGGGCGGTAGCTCGCCTTCGCCCGCGACGTCGGCCTCTTCGTGGGCCACACGGGGCTGCGCGCGCCGCCGATGGCCGGATCGCCCCTGATGGCCCACCACTTCCGCGCGAGGTTGGCCCGGGAGAAGTTGTAGATCGCCTGGGTGCGGCGGCCGCCGGAGTCGAGGCACGCGGCCACAACCTTGAACTCGACGCCGTCCGCCCGCTTCCACTTCCTCTTCAGGAACTCGGCCAGCTTCTCCATGGTCTCCGGATCGTCCGGGTCGCCGTCGATGACCTCGTGCGCGATGCTCCACGACTCTTCGTTCGCCCCCCAGCCGACGACCTCGACCTCAAGCCGAGCCTGATGGGTGTCCACGCCCGCCGTCAGGATCGCGACGCCGTCGGGCACCTCCGCGTTCCAGACCTCCGTGCGCGCAGCCAGCTTGTTTTCCGACAGGTCCTGCTCGCCGCGGTCCTCGAAGGTCTCGCCCAAGACGAGGTTCACGAACGTCTGCAAGGCCAGCGGATCGCTCTTGGCTTCCAGGAACTCGGCGACGAGCTTCGGCCAAGCGGCGTTGACCATAAGGCTCATGCCCGACCACAGGTGAAACCCCGCCAGCCCCGGCGCCTTGGCCTTCTTCGTAGGCCGCCAGACGCCGCGGGCATCCATCCACGGCAGATCCACCCACTCGATGCGGCAGCCCTTGCCCTCGCAAACGTAATGGGCGGTCTCGGGCAAGTGCGTGCCGTCCTCGGCCTTCTCCCACTTGATGCCGTGCGCGACGTCGGCCCCGCCCCACTTTAGGTATTGCTCGGTCTTGCAGTGCGGGCACGGGACGAAGAACCGCCGCTGGTCGGTGTCCTTCCAGGCCTTGTCGATGCGGGAGATGGCCGATTTCGTAGGGGTGGACCCCAGCACCATGCGCCGGTTCCAGAAGGTCTCGCCACGCTTCCACGCCAGCCCGACTTGATCGCCGTCCGCCCCGGCGCCGCCAACGTGATAGCCGTCCACTTCGTCGAGCAGCATGATCCGGCAGGTTATGCCGCGGAAGCCGTCCGGGGAGTTTGACCCGATGAGCCGCAGCGAGCTGCCGTTCAGGAAGCTCTTTTTCGTAATCGTCTGCGCGGTGTCGCGGGCCCTGGCCGGGGGGCACAGTTCGGCGAGGACCGGCGTATCCCGCAGCATCGGGGCGATTTCCGACTTGCTGTAGTCCTCGGCGTCCTCGCCGCGCGGCCGGACCACGAGGATGGGCGCCGGGTCCTGATGGATGTAGTAGCCGATGGCGTGGTCCAGCACCCGGGTGAAGCCGACGCGGGCGCTCTTCTTGACGATGATCCTGTCCAGGGTCGGGTCGGTGATCGCGTCCATCAGGCCGACCTGGTAGCCGTAAGCCGTGAAGGCGCCCGTCTGGGAGTTGGTCTCACGGCTGAGGACCGCATGCTCCTTGGCCCACTCGCTCAGGGTCAGCTTGGGAGGCGGCCGTAGGTTCAGCACCCGTGCGTTAGCCAGGGCAAAGCGCAGCGCCTCCAGGCCATCGGCATAGCGTTCGGCGGGGATGTCAGGCCGCTGGCGCATCGGGGTCGCGGTCGCTGACGAGGGCCCTGAGGATCTTGGTGATGGCGGTCTCGAGGTAGTCCCGGACCTCCGCAGGCGTGCGCAGCCGGGCTATCGGTTCCGCATGCTCCGCGGCGAGGGAGAGGAAGGCCGTCCGGACGGTGGCGAACTCCCGGCCGACGGAGGCTGCGACCTCGGACACGACCACCACGGCATGGCTCTCGATGTCGTAGGCCAGCCGCTCGCGAAGCGCCTTGAAGGACTCCTTGATCCTTTTGGCCTCGTCGAGCGTCCACTCCGTGCCGGTGGTGCGGAGGATTTCGGCGGCCAGGGCGTCGGCGTCGGCCGAGTTTACAGCGTCGTCGTCATCGTCCTCGTCGTAAACCTCAGGCGCCCGGTTTACGGGGCGGTTTACAGGCTCCGTGTCAGCGGATTTCCTGGGCTCCGATCCGCCCACGCGGTAGCGATCCAGCCGCTCCTTGGTCGCCGCGACGTCCACGAGACGGTCCCGGAAGACGACCTTGCCCTCGGCCTTCCACTTGGTGACGGCCATGCGGGAGACGCCCATCGCGCGGGCGAACTCGGCCTGGGTTACGAGATTTCCGATGGTCGCCCCGAGCTCGCCGCCAGCCAAATCTGTTGATTTCGGCACCGACCGGACTCCGCGACTGTAAACCGAATTCCGCGACCGTCAGCTAGACAACGTACGACCCGCGAATGACCCCCGGGGCTCGGTATGCGCCAGGAGGGACCCATCGGTCACTTGCATGCATTTTTCGCATGGCTTCCGGGAAATGGGAGAGCCCCGCGCCTACTCATTCATCCTGCACCGGCCCGTCTCCGATCCGCGCAGGTTTCTGGGGCAGCATGGCGCGCCACACCGCGACGGCCGCCAGCATGTCGTCGAGTGGCACGTCGAAACGGAAACATACCGAGTTCGCCCACCTGAAGAACACAGGAATGGATACGGCATATTTTCCGTTGTCACCCACGATGGTGGCGCGAGACAGGCTCATTTCCGGTGCGCTCCTAATGCTTCCAGGCAGGCATTACAACCGGCGTTCCATGGGTCATGGTCATCCAATTGTGCACCTGGGTTTGGCATCGACGAAGCAGTTCGTTCCTACGGTCTGGCCTTCCGCATCGCCTGGGCCACGGCATCAGCAACGGCTTTCGGCAAGTGCTTCTGGACGGATTCCGCGACGCGCTTGTGGTAGCCCAGCGTGGGCTTGTAGGTGCGCTTGCGGATGAACGCGGCGAGCAGCACGAGCTTGTTCCCTGCGTTCCGCATCCAGAAACCGGCGGCGCCGTTCTCCACGCCGACGAAAGCCTGGCCGCGCTTTTTGCCCTTCATCTTCGCCAAGTAGCCCTTGGGCATGTTGCCGTACTGGTTGAGCTTCGCTCCGATCGGCAAGACGAACGCCTTCCCGTCTGGGGTCTCCGTGCCGCCGGTCTCGAGCTTCTGAAGGTATCTCGCCTGAAGGGGGCGCACCTGCACGGTGGCGGTGAGGTCCGACTTCTTTGCCCATGTGTAAGTCATGGCCCGCGTCGTGAACGGGGTTGGTGTCTTTTTGAACATTGATGGCAATTCGCGCGTGAGGTCCTCGGACGCGGCCTTGGCCGTCTTGGTGAGCGCCAAGGCCGTAGCGAAAGGGATTTGCTTGGCTGCGATGTCGAGTTGCTGCTGAACCTTGCGGAGCTCGACGCCAACCTTGATTTCACCAGTCATCGACGCTGAATCCTTCCGCCGCGCGGCACGGGTCGCAGAGCCGATTGTGGTGTCCCGCGCTGTCGAACGGCCTCCGGCATTGCATGCACGGCCTGCGCTTGGCATCCGGGCGGAGGCGGATTTCCCTTCCCAGGCGGGCGGCCTTCTGCGCGATGGGCTCGATTTTCTGGAAGCGGGCTTTCAGCGCCTGGGGAGAACTTCGGCCCATTAGACGGTGGATTTCGTTCCAGTCCCGCATGCGGCCGCCGAGCTCGATGAGCCGCAAGTCTTCCTCTGGTGAGTAGTAGCGGCCATCTGTAGGTGCAGGTTGTCGCGCTGCCGCCGCCAGACGTTCCCGTTCCGCCGCGGCTTCCGCGCGCTCGCGCTCGACCCGGGCGGCTTCCTGCGCGGCGGCTTCACGGGCTGCACGGCGGGCATAAAGCTGTGCGCGCAGGCGCTCGGGGTTGCTGCCGGGCTTGGAGGAGTTCCGGTAGATCCAGTTGCGCTCCACCTGCGTGAGCGGCGGCGCGCGGCCGAGATCGGCGTTTGTCGGGCGTCCGCGACGTCGCGTGCCCGGCTGCTGTTCCAGGGTCGCGCTCACCGGCGGTCCTCGATGGCGATGAGGTAGGCCCGGGCGGCCGCGATGGGATCGGGTGGCGCCCCGTGACAACCGGCGCAGAAATCGATGCCGAGGTGGTCGTCGTGCCACGTCTCATCCGAGAAGCACACGACGCACCGGGTGTCGGCCGCCGGGATTGCCTCCTCCGCGATCAGGCCTTGGGCCGCCCTGACGAGGTTGGCGGCAACGGTCAGGCCGAGCGCTTCGAGCTGGTGCGCGGACGCCGCGAGGCGCTCGTACTCCACGATGAGGTCTTCGATGCTCATGATCCCCTCCCGCGGAGCACGTCGGCGACTTCGTCGCGCGGGCCGCCGCCGTTCGTTGCCCAGGCAGCGTCGAGCTTGGTGATGCCCTTGCGGGCGGCGAACTCGGCCACCATCGCACCGCACTCCTCGCGTGTCGGGAGCCGGTCACCGGACGGGAGCCGCTCGCCGCCGTAGATGAAGGTGCCGAACCTCGCCATGCGCCGCCCCCTGGTGCTCACGGAAGCGTATGCGTCGGTTTGGCAATCCCATCGCGGAATGTGCGGATAACCGCAGGAATGCGCGTCAACAGGTTGATTGTAAACAACTCTCCTGCGTCGACTTCCTTGCTTTCTGCGACCCGCCTTCGTCACGCTCTCGTCATCAGGCCACCACCCCGGCCTTCGGAGATGCACGATGAACAGCGACGCCACAGGGGTGGCAGGATTCCGCCAGGAGTCCGCCGCTTCCGTAAGAGCCGAAGCCGCCGCGCTCGGTATCTCGAAATCAACCGCCCACCGCCGCCGCCAGACCAGCCAGGCCGAGCAGATCCGCCAGCTGCAGGAGACGGTCGCCGCCCTGGAGGCATCACGGGCCCAGCCGCAGCCTGCCCAGTCTGCCCAGCCCCCTCGCCCGCGCCCGGCCTTCGGCTTGCGCCCCGTCGCCCTGCCGAAAGCAGTCGTGGCCGCCCGGGTGGCCCCTGCCCCGGTTTCCCTGCCGGTGGCGCGCCAGCCCGAACCAGAGCCCGAGATCCAGATGCCTGTGGCCGAGCCGTTGGTGCAGACGGTCATCCGGTCCGAGGGGCGCCGCCGCCTCGTGGGCCGGGAAGCGTCGAGCGTGGTCCGGAAGGTGCTGGTGATTACTGACACGCATTGCCGCCCCGAGACCCTGCCGAGGGTGCGCCGGGTCATGAAGATGATCGGGCTCTATGCCGCGGTCCTTCAGCCCGACGATGTCGTCCACGGCGGCGACGGAAACGATAACGAGAGCGTGTGCCCGCACATCGGAAACGGAACGCTGCGCGGGCGCCGGAAGCCGTCCATCCAGAAATGCTTCGGGGCTTTCCGGGATGCGATGAAGACGCTGACCGACACCCTCGACGAGGGCGGCGTCACCAAGCGGCGGCACTACTGTTACGGAAATCACGACGTGTGGCCTGCCGAGTTCGAGGACGAGCATCCTGAGCTCGAGGGCATCATAACCGGGCTCTACTCGTCTATCTTCCGCGACATGGGCTGGACGACGTCGGCCTACGGCGAGCGGTTCTATCTCGGCGGCGTCGCCTACACGCACGCGGTGCTCAGCAAGAAGAGCCAGGCGGTTAGCGGACTAGACACTGAGAAGATGATCGGCCGCGACGCGGACTGCGACATGGTCGTGGGACACACCCACCAGCAGGCCGACATCACCCGCGACAACCGGCACGGCAAGCGCGTCCGCATCGTCAACGCGGGCAGCTCCATGCCCCAGGATTGGGTTCCCGACTGGGCCGAGTACACGCAGGCGGCCGAGATCGACTACGGGGTCCGAGTGGTCCTCGACTGCGACGGGCACATCAGGAGCACGCGCTGGATCACCATGGCCCAGCTCGAGGAGCGCTACGGCGCCGAGGCGGACCGAATCCTTGCCGAGGGAGGCGTGCGATGAGCGGCACCGTTCGCAGGTCCTGGGGCGCGGCCGAGGACGACATGCTGCGTGACCTTTTCCTTGTCTACGGGCGGAGCATCGAGGACATCGCCCCGCTGGTCGGCCGCACCCTTCCCGCCGTGCGTACGCGCCTTTCCCGGCTGGGCATGTGCACCGGCATGGGCGGCCCTATGCGCGATGCTGACCGGCTCGCCGCGGCGGCCGCACAGCGCCAGCGGGATGCGACGAAGCATTACGTCCGGTGCCTCGGCGTGGGATCGCTCGAGTCGGAGCACCGGTTCGTGTCGCCGGACCCGACGCGCATCCGTGTGTGCCCGACGTGCCGCCGCCGGTGCGAGGGCCTCGACTGAAAGCCGTGGCGCGTAGCCAAGAGGCGATCTACCTTCTGGATGTGGGCCGCCGCGCAGGTGGCTGCATCTCCAGGGGTGGAGAGGCAAACAAGGGCGGTGCCGGAAACGGTGCCGCCCTTGCTGATTCCGATCCGGGTTATACACAGGCCCGGAAACGTACATAACAACTGGTCCGCGCTCTCTTCTCGGCGGTTCCGAAATCTCCAATCGAAAGCGAGAACTTCGACGAAACGCCGATGACAACTAGGCCGCGCGCTTTCGCCTCGGCGGTTCCGAACGCACGTCTCGCATGCCGACCTCGAGCAGCGCCAGCGCATCGGCTTCGTCGCCCTGGTGGTCCTGGAGCGCGAATCCTTGCGCCCGGGCCCACGCCAGCACTTCGGGCTTTTTCGCGCTCCCGTTCCCCAGCAGACGCTTCCGCACGGCTGACGGCTCCAGGTCCAGGAAAGCCGCTTCCCGCTCGTGGGCGAGGCCTTCGGCGACCGCGGCAAGCCCATACAGATACCGGGTAGTCGCAACCCCGCGGGCGAACGGGCACTCGAGGAGAACGAGGTCCGGCTCGCACAGTCGCATCAGGGCTTCGAGCTCCACGCGGGCAGCAGCCAGCCTTGCGCCGCGCGTGGGGAGCTTTCCGAGGCCTGCGGCGAAGTCGAGTGCACCGAACCCGATCGCGACGCCGTCCTCGCCGAGTGCCCATCCCGTCCGGGTCGCCGCATCGAGCGCGAGAATCCTCACGTGCGGCTTTCCTTGACGAGCGGTGCCGACATCAGCCTTTCGAGCGACACGCGCCCCGGCGGCATTACCACGGGATCCGGAGGAGAACGCCGTTCCTTGGCCGCGGCCTTCATCTGCTGCTTCGAAGACCATGCGTCCGCGGCCGCTAGGATAGCGATCCGTTTTGCCGTTTCAGGTTCCGTGGCTTCCAAGTGCGCCTGAAGTCTGCGCGCGACGTCGTCAGGGCGGCCGTTCACGACTTCGCCTCCGGGCAGCGTGACGGACAGGATTTCCCTGCGCTCGGACGATTGCGCCCGTCGCCGGGCTGCGCGGTTCATGCGAGCCTCCAGGCCGCGACAGCGACAAACGGAAACAGCACCACGGCGGCCGCGGCAAACGGATGCAGAACGAATTCCTGGAGCACGAGCATCCAGCGGTATTCCGCGGGGCTCACCGGCGCGACATCCGGACGGCGGCGAGGTGGCGCTCGTAGTCGCGGGCGGCCCATGAATCCTCGCAGGACCATTCGCGCTCCTCGGGCTCCGGAGGCCGCGGGCGGGCGAAGGCGAGGCGGGCGAGCAGGACCGGCACGGTGACCGGCAGCGCGATGGTGGCGAAGGTGTTGCGGAAAAGTTGGCGCATGGCGGGGGCTCCGGGCACGTGTGCATCACTGTATCCAGTATTTTGGCACGATGACACGCAAAGACGCCTTGACAGCGATGCACTTGTGCACCACTTTCCGGTCGAGGAGAACCGCTGTGAGCTACGTGAGCTACGCCGTCACCGCTGCCGCACTGACTGAAGCTTCGGCCGCGAGGACGGCGGCCAGCATTGCCGACATCCACCGTGCCCGCGCCGAGGCCCGCGCCCGCGCCGCCCGCCGTGGCAACGCGGCGGCCTCGGCGCGTGCGCACGTGCTCGGCGACACCGTGACGGATCTCCGGCAGCGGCTGGCCGACGCCCAGGCGGTGATCGATGAACTCATCGAGGAGAACCGCGAACTGCGCGCCGACGCCGGACGCATGGCCGCCTGGATCGAGGAAAACGCCTGACGGCCACAGCCACCGCCGGAAATCAAAAAGGGCTGCATCCCGGCGGGGAGCGGCCCTTTTCCTTGTCCGCGTAAGCGTCAGCGTCAGCGTCAGGCGGCCTGCGTGTACTTCCGGACCGTGTCGCAGACGTCGCCGTTTTTTTCGGTGCCTTGCCTGCGGGCCCTGATTTTGTCCGCAAGGGTGCGGAACCTGTGTTCGCCTGGCGAAACAGCTTTGTTGTCCAGCGCCTGCAGGACTTCATCTACCGACCGGCAGCCATCCGGCGGCGTCAACGAGCTCGCGAAAGCCCTGCGCGACCGAATTCCATTCATCGATGCGGCCGCCACGATTTCGAGTTCGCCGCGTGAGAGTCCGAGCAGGTAGTGCACGTGGGCCGGTGACAGCGCCGCCGCATCCCGGGGGTCGGGCTTACCTCCGTCCCGGAGCGACCTAGCGATCCGGAGCACGCATTGAGCCTGGGCGTCGATCTGCGCCCTGCTATCGGCCTGCCGCTGCTCGGCCTGAGCCCGTTGAGCAGCTTGCATCGCGACGTCACGCTCGTCGGGCTCGTGCGAACCGCCGCCTCCGCCGAGCATGCCGCCCAGGAGCTGGATTGGGGCCTCGAGCACCCATACGGCACCCTTAGCCGTCGCCCTGAGCACGTATTTTGCCGCCGAGAACACGCTCGCAAGAATCTGCATCAATCTCCGCACCGTGGCCTCCCGGGGTAGACCGCCCTGCTGACGGCTCCCGCATGATGCACAAGTGCCTCGCAAGAGAGGTATCGGCGCTTGTGCAGCGGGCCAGGACTGTGTATGAAGTGCCTCCTCACGACGGAGACGACAGATGAGCACTCAGCGGACGGCGATACCGGCGGATTGATTCCCGCCCGAAATCCCGCTCCCGAGGTGTCTCCGTGCCCGTACGTTCCACCGGTTTGCGCCGAAAGACTGCCGACAACGGCTTCCCCGATGTCGATGATCCAGCCCTCGAGCCCCGCGCTGAGCCCGAGGACCCTGCTCTGCTGGCGGCCGCGCGCATGTTGTCGGACGCGTGCGACCGGCCATCGCCAGCCGGGGATGCCGCAGCGAAGCCCGGCGCGGTTGTCGTCATCATTTCGCCGTCGAAAGCCTGGGCTCCGTTTCTGCTTCGGGCGCTGCCGCGCGTGCTGCGGGGAACGCCGCTTGAGCGGATGGCGGTGCCGTCCCGGCCCGGGAGCTTGCCGGACCGCTGGGGCCGATCCGCAGACATGCCGACGTGGCGACTGCCGAGCGAGCCGCATCACGCCCGAGAGGCCGCGGAGGAGCTGGAAGAGTCGGTGTGGTCCGGACACGGGTGCGTCTGCGTGAGCCACGATGTTGAGCTAGTGCCAGAGGTGCTGCGCGAGGCGGCGGATGCCGTCATCGAGGTCGATGAGCCCGGCGCCGGGGCGCTGCTGGCCGTATCCGGCGTGTGCGCGGACGGACCGGCGGAGTGGCCGCACGGCGAGCCCCAGACGCCGCTCACGCCGGGGATGATTCGGAGCGCGTTCCGCGCCGGTTCGACGGTCGCCGATTGTCACGCGCGGATGCGGAAAGCTCTGCCAGGGAAGGCTCCGAGTGCGAAACCGGTGGTTGCGGAAAATCGCGCCTGGACATTAGATCACTTGCGCGGGCAGCCGGAAGTCGCCGCATGGGGCCGTGCCCTGGCGGAGGACCTGCGGGCCTGGAAGGCCGGTGAGCTGGCGTGGGCCGATGTCGCTCCGGGCTGCATGCTGGTCGGGCCGCCGGGAACCGGAAAGACCAGCGCGGCACAGGCGATTTCCGGCACGTGCGGGGTTGAGCTGATTGCGACTTCGTTTTCTCGGTGGACTGCAAGCGGACGCGGATACCAGAGCGATTGCTTGAAGGCGATGCGGGATTCCTTCGCGGAGGCCGGGAAGAAGTCGCCCTGTATTCTGTTCATCGACGAACTGGACAGTATTCCGGCCCGCGGCACTTCGAAGGAATATGATGATTACTGGCGGCCCATCGTAAACAGCATGCTCGAATGTCTAGACGGCGTCGATGGCCGCGAGGGCGTTGTCGTAATCGGTGCGGCGAACGATGTCCGCGGCATCGATAGTGCGGTGCTCCGTAGCGGGAGGCTTGACCGGATCATCCGGGTCGATCTCCCGGACGCCGCCGCGCTCGCTGAGATTCTGGCCGACCACCTCGGCGACGGATGGCACCCGGCAGACCTGGGCAGGCCTGCGCGGCTGCTCCTCGGTCGGTCGGGCGCCGACGCCGCGCGGGCGGTGCGGGATGCAAAGCAGACGGCGAGGCAGGCCAGGCGGCCGGTGACGGTGGATGACATCGTTCGGGCGTGCCGGGGTAAACCGCGCTCGGAAGACGAGGTATGCGCAGCCGCGTTGCACGAAGCCGGGCATGTCGTCGTCCATGAAGCGATGAGGCCGGGATGTGTCGTTGACGTGAACATCGTGGCGGTGAACGGGGCGCTCGGGGTTACGCGGACGCTGCAGCCCGGGGAAATGGCCGAGGATATGGAAAGATTCTTGGTCGGCACGCTCGCAGGGCGGGCGGCGGAAGGCATCGTGCTCGGCGGCGGAACGGCCGGTTGCGGAGGCGACCCGGGTTCCGATCTCGGGGTGGCGACGACACTGCTTGTCCGCGCACGGCTGTCGACGGGGCTCTACGACCGCCTTGCGTGGCACGGCGACGTGAGGAGCCGGGAGGCCGCCGAGATGATGCGGGAGAACTCCGATTTGGCCCGCTGGGTCGAGGAACGGTTACTGAAACTGTCGGCCAGGGCAGAGGAGATTCTCGAGGAGCGCAGGCCGCAACTGATGGCGCTGGCCGGTGCTTTGGTGGAACGAATGGTGCTGACCGGCGATGATGCGCGGGTCGTCATCGGGGGCGCCGGATGCCGGGAGGCGAAGGCTCTGGAAGCCCGGAATGAAGGAGGCCCGCGATGATGAGCTGGTTCACCGCCGACACGCATTTCGGACACTCCGGGATTGTCCAGTCCTGCAAACGTCCTTATGGAAGCGTCGAAGAGATGGACGCTGCGCTCGTGCAGAATTGGAATTCCCGCGTGCGGGACGGCGACGAAGTGTGGTTCTTGGGCGACTTCTGTTGGGCGCGCCCAGAGAAAGCGGAGCACCTGCTGTCGCGGCTGAACGGCACGAAGCACCTCGTCGTTGGTAATCACGATTCCCGCGCGGTGCAGGCGCTGCCGGGCTGGGCTTCGGTCCAGACATATGCCGAGATCTGCGTGCGGGATGCGAGGCTTGTCCTGTCGCACTACGCATTCCGCACGTGGAACGGATGCCACCGCGGCGCGCTGCACCTCTACGGTCACTCGCACGGCAACCTCCCCGGGAGCCGTCAGTCTTGCGATGTGGGCGTCGACGCCTGGCCGCGCTACGTGCCGGTGAACCTCGCGGAGGTCATGGCGCACTTGCAGACGCTGCCGGAGCGAGCGTTCGACTAACCGCATAGGCCTGTATCTTCCGTAACCATGCCGCGAAACCGGTGCACACATGCATCGTCGAGGGTTACCTTCGGGGTGAGGGCGAGAGCCCATCCAGCCCGGAGGACCTCACCATGCAGACCAATGTCATCCTGTTCACCCCGCCGATCACCCTGCCGCCGGTGGGCTACGTTCACCAAGCCGATGCCGCGCTGCGCGCCGCCCACGAGCTCTCCGTCTCGATGGTTGCGGAAAATCCCGCCGTGTGGCTGACGTCCGCCCTGACGGCATGGACCCGATGCACGGCGCTGGGCTCGGGCACGTCACGCCGCGAGCTTGAGAGCATCCGCGGGCGCCTGCTGCGTGCCTCTGTCGCGCTGCGCCGGGCCGCCAGGGAGGACCACCGGCCCGAGGGCGAGAGGGTGATGGCGACTGCTGCCGCACGCCGGGTCGAAGCCGCAGCCGCGCTGGTTCGCACCCTGGCCGAGCGGAGGGCCGCGTGATGCTCAAGGCAAGGATTTACCGGATCGCCCGCGGGCAGGTGCGTGAGCTACCGCTCGAGGAGGGCCGCCCGGTCGAGATAGCGGTGGACATAGACGACGGCTACGGCCCCGGGCTCGTGCGTGCGGACGTGCGGCCGGGCCGGTGCGAGCTCCCGCTCTGGCCCGTGGAGATTCTGCCGCTGGCGATGGCGGCCGTGGAAAGGATGGCGCCGTGGGCAACGGTCTACGCCGCCCCGACGTGGCTCTCTCCGTCAGGGGACGAGTACACGTTCTGGGGCCAGGCTCGCCGGAACTCGGACGCCGTGCTGCTGACGACGTCGGCGTGGGGCGTGAAGGCCTTGGACACGCTGCATCACGAGTTGTGGCACGTGCTCGAGCAATACCTGCTGCCGAGCGAGTGGGCCGCCGTCGTTGAAGCCTGCTCCTCGGGCCCGGCATGGGTCGACCAGCGCTACTACGCCACCCCGACAGAGCGCGCAGCGCGGGCATTCGCGGCTTGGTGCGTCGCCCGAGTGGAAGCTCCCACACCGCCGGTGACCGGGTGGAGGGCCGGGGTCCGCCGGTGGGCGATGTCGCCGCACGAGCGCGTTTTCCAGGGCGCATTCGACGGCACGATCGCCCGCCGGGCACTGGCACGCCGGGAGGTGGCGACAGCCCGGCTGTCCGAGGCATCGAGGGCGCGCTCGGAGGCTTCCAGGGCGGCAATGTCCGTAGCGGCGTCACGGAGGCACCCAAAGGCGCTCGTGCCCGCGTAGGGTGCCTCGCAGCGCAAAGAGAAGGGCCGCCCCGGCTTCCCGGTGGCGGCCCTTTCCTTTTCCTCCGGTTGCTTCAGGCCACTCGCTGGACGGCGGCGCACCTAGCCTTTCGCATGCGGGTCAAGGAATCCAGGGCCCTCCCCCAGGCCTCGTAGCCAGCGCGATACGCCCTTTCGTCCGGGTTCCACGACAGGGGTAAATGATCCGGCCTGATGCGGCGCCCCAGCTCAAGCTGCAGGTCGACGAGCGGCCGGTGCAATCGGTCGAGCCACAGGTCTGGCCAGCCCGCGTCGTGGCTAGTTGTCGCGGACTCCAGCCCGGGCACGACGGCGCGTTCCAGCTCCTCGATGTCCGATGCCAGCGTGGTCATGTGCTGGCGGTAGGCCGTTACGTCGCGAAGGTCGGCGATGGCATGTGCCGCGGCGATGACCCCGGAGAAAGCAGAAGGTCGGTGGATCTCGGTCATGGCGTCATGCCTCCTGCGATGATGCTGATCGCCACCGGTGCGGAGATCCCCACGAGGACGGCTGCGGCACCCCAGACGAGGAAGAGCTTCACCCAGCGGAACGGGGAGCGCGGCATCACAGGTCCTCCCCCCGGAGCTCGGCCACATGCTCGGCGAGCAGGCGGTGGACCTCGAGGAGACCTTCGTCGGCGGCGTCAATGACCCGGCTTGAGCCGTAGCCGAGCTCGTCTGAGGCGGCCTGGAGCTCCCCACGCAGGGCAGAGAGCCTGTCGGCGAAACGGGTGAGCAGGTGCGCGGCGTGACGGTCCTGGCGGGCCCGGTCGCTGTAGAAGCCGGGCGGGGCGGGAGCGATGCGGTGTACGGCGATGTGCATGACGGTTACTCCTCGGGGTGGATGAGGACAGCGTCCTCTGTGCCGATGGTAACCGATGCCGATGCACGGGTGCACGGGTGTTGATGGGGTAGACAGGGTGGGGTGGGTAGCCTGGGAATGGCTTCGCCAGTCGCCCCGATACATCAGATCCTTTTTTACATCCCGACCGAGCGCGAATGTCCCCTCGCCGGGGTGAGGTTACCTGCGGGTAGGTCACGGAGGCCGGGTCGGTTGCGTCTACGGTGGATGACCGGGATGGCTTCGCCCGGGCTAGGCCGAGGATATCAGATCCTTTTTTACATCCCGACCGAGCGCGAATGTCCCCACGAGTTCCTTGCGGGATGCGAGCTGCGGGGGGACCATAAGAAAGACCCGGATCATCGCCCCTGCCAGGGCTCCCCGGGTCTGTCTTGGTCAACGAGGAAAATATGAGCGTCCCCACCGCAAGCGTCAACACGCTTCCCGCGCCCACGTGCCTGCGCCCCTCCGAGATGCCCACGGGCACATGGGGCGATGCCTACGTGCTCAGCCACCGCCAGCTCGGCCTGGATGCATCCGCCGAACGGGCTCGCAAGCGCCTGCTGGAACGGGAACGCCGCCACCGTCAGATCGCGGACGGCACCGCGCAGCCCCTGACGGCAGACCAGTTGGCCATGGCCGAGCACGTGGGCGAGCGCCGGAAGTCCTTGGCCGCCCTGGTACGGCTGAGGCTTGACATCGGCTTCAGGCACCCCGGCGGCCCGGTCGCGGGCAACCCCGCCTACCAGCGGGCCCCGTTCATCCACGAGGGCCTCATCTCGCACGAACACCCGCTGCTGGCGCTGTTCACTTCGAAGGTCCCCCGTGCGAAGCGGCTGCGGACCGGAGACCACAAGGCGGACAGCGTCACCACCGACAGCAAGCTCCTGGCGCTGGATGCCGCCTACGTCGAAGGAAACAAGGCCTGCGCCGGATACGTCCGGGTGGACATGGACGGCGACTTCACGTGGGATGAGCTCGAGGCAGTCTGCCAGGAAGCCCGCATCCCGGCGCCCAACCTCGTCGTGGGCTACCAGGACGAGCGCGGCAGGGTGCTGAGCCCTCACCTGATCTGGCTGCTCGCGGCGTCGGTGCCGATGTCCGACAACGCCCTCTGCAAGCGCTTCCGCGGGCTCTACCACGGCGTTGCCCGGGGGCTGGTGAAAGCCCTCCTGCCCTACGGCGCGGACGTCGGCGGCCTCCTGAACGCCCACCGGGTAAAGAACCCCGTCAGCCCGCTGTGGGACCGTCGCGTGGTCGCCCAGGAGCCCTACGACCTCGGCTTCCTGAAGGAGCACGTGGACTGCACGATCGGCCGCCACGCCCTGGAGAGGATGCATGCCGCCCTGCACGGCGACGACATCGGTGCCTTCTCCGACCATCCCGATGCGGCCACGGCCACGCAGAGCAACCGGTTCTTCTTCGAGCTGGCCGGTTGGGCAAGGAAAGAGGTCGGCAAGGCCCGTCGGGCCAAGGTGGGCGAGCAGGAGTTCGGCGCCCTGGTGGCGATCCAGGCGTGCGAGCTGGCGGCTCGGATGACCGGCGACGCGGCGCGCAGCGAGCACCAGGCACTGGCCGCGGCCAGCAACGTCAGCCGGTGGACCTGGAACACGTTCAAAGGGAGAAAGCCCGTGCGGGTTACGAACAATGCCCAGGAGCTCAAGGAGCGAAACGCGACGGGCGGCAGGACGGCCGCGGCGAAGCGCAAGCAGTCGTCGCGCGACATCATCCTGGCCGCGGTCCGGCGCCTGTCGGTAGATCTCGGACGCCGCCCGACGCAGCCGGAGGTCCTCGCGGAGGCACGTGGCCCTGGCATCACGAACGTGAAGACAATCAAGCGCCACTGGAAAGCGGTGCTTGAATCCCTTCAGCCTGGCCAAGCGCCGGGGCTATGATTTCATCACGCGCTGGTTGGCTCCGGCGACTAAACTCAGGCCTCCGGAGCATGCTCGCGGAGGCCTTTTTCTTGCCCGCGAACCCCGGCAATCAACCGGCTTATCCCCGGCAGAATACCGTAAAATGCCGGGTGCAGACGGTGCGCCAGGGCGCTCTCGAACGCCTTTGCCGTTCTCCGGAAATGTGTTTCACAGCAGCGTAGAAAGCGTTGCACCGGGTTCTGAGTATTAGGCCCAGGGAGCTCTCGACCGAACGAGGAAGGCCGCCACCGGCGCTGCGCGCGGCGATGTCAGACGAGTCATCCAAGACGATCAGGCGGACGGCGAAACCGGTTGACGCGAGCGCGGACCGTTGCGGCGCACGCAGGCAACGGCATCCGCGGACACGCCAGGCCTCGGCGGCGACTTCGAGCCCCAGCCATCGCGGGATTTTCCATAACTCCTGAACGCGCTGCGCTCGGCGAGGTGACCCATGGATGCCGCGAGCTCGGCGGGGTCGCCAGCCTTTCCATTCGCGGCGTACTGGTGCCTGAACGAGTAGAGCGTGATTTTCCTCGTCCTCTTCGGCCACAGCTTGAGGTTCATGCGCCGGAGTAGGTCACTGCAGGCGTCCTGGTGTTTTCCGTAGTCGCCCTCGGCGACCCACCTCGCGCCGCGCTGCACCATGTGGCGTACGGCCGCGAAGTCGGCGGGGGCCAATGTTGACAATTCGAGGTGCCGCGTCGGTCCTAGCCCGCGCCATCCTTCGCCGTGCTTCGCGTTCCGGACGGTGAGCACGCGGCCTTCCACCTTTGCCGATGACCACTCGCATGGCCGCAGCCCGGTCAGCACGCCCGCCACGATCCAGTCGCGCAGCGCGGGCGCATGCATGCTCTTGCTGCGACCAATTTCCGTAA